GTCATGATTGAGCGCATGTCGTTTGCCAACTGTGCCAAGTACGACCTGCCCAACCCGTCCAATGCAGCTGGCATTGTCGATGCCCGCCTTGACAATTCGGCATCCACCATCATCTCTACCGAGTACGTCGAGCCATCGGACGCATCGAGCGGCTACGACGGCACATCAGAACAACGTCACTTCGCCTCCATTAAGGGCTATGGTGTGACGCTCAATATCTCGGTCCAGGCCACCGTCCGCTGTTATCTGAATCCTCACTACGGAGCTGTTCCTTTTCCGGAAGATGAGATTGCAGAAATGGTCCTCGGCTATTGGGATGGCACACTGAGCATTCCAGGGTTTGTGAGAGCTGCGGCATTATTCGATAACGATATTTCAAGGAAGCGCATCAACGGCGTTGTGCATAACTTGTGGGTGGGCAAACAAAGCCACATGAATTATACCACGCTGGACGATCTCAAGGTTGCTGCAGCGGCTAACGGTGTTGTGGCAGGCACGTTCGGAGTCGTTGGAGCAGCAACATATCCCAACGAATCCTATTGGACGGACAATCTCGTGTATGAGTACACTGGGTTCGGTGCATGGGTTTCCATGGGACCTCCGGCTCTGTACTACAAAGACCGCTTCTCAAGTGCGTCCTATGAACTCACGGGGCTGGTACCTGACCAGCATTATCCGATGCTGTATCTCACCCACGGGATGATCTATTCTGACGCTACTATGACGATGACTTGGACTGATCCTGCGCGTCATAGCTACTCATACAACGGCATACGTCCATTGCACCTGCTCAGTGCAATCGTTAACAGCATTTCTCCGGGTGCTACTGTTAGCATTTCCGATGACCCCGCTGGTCTGCTTGGCAAGACATTCATCTTCCCCGCAGAGTCTTTGCGCAAGATGACAGGTGCGAATGTGTATACCACATTCCAACAGTTTGCCGACTGGATGGAGGCTGTATTCGGTTACACTTACCGCATTGCTGGGAACGAGGTCCAGTTTGTACATCGCTCCGCCGTGTTTAGCGACTCATCCGTTAAAGTCATTGATGAGGTGAAAGGTGTCAAGTACAGTGTCAATAACAGTCTCATCTATACAGAGGTCGATGCTGGCTACAGCAAGAAGGAGTACGGCGAGATTGACGGCCGCCTGGAGACGAACTTCACCAACTACTATGCCACCGGGTTCAATGCTACCGACAAGAAACTATCGCTCGTTAGCAAGTACAGGTCTGACGCTTACGGAATCGAGTTCACGTTGCGAAAAGGCGAGAAGTCGGGCGACACTACTGATGACAAGAATGATGAGGACGTGTTCTTCGCAAGCGCTGTTAAAGAAGGCGGGACACTGAAGTATGCGATCGGCGACAATGACGCCTATGCGCCTGATGTGTGTGTCGCCAACAATGCAGGTTTTATAGCTGCTATGGGCAATGGTGCGGCCGTTGAACTCACCATGACGAGCAGCGACGGAAACAACGATCTGTCGAACATCCCCATCCCCGCAGGCACAGCGCTGTTCACCTCCGGGGAACTTGAGTTCACCACCGACGACATGCTGCTTCCCACTGAATGGAACGGCCTCATCCAGGTGGACCACAAAGGCTACCGGTACACAGGCTTCATCAGTAAGGCCGAGGCCGGTGTGGCGCGACAGGGAGGCATGGAGTATACATTGATCGTTAAAGAAATCACAGCACTATGATATTATCACCGTTCACACCGATTTTCTTTGAGCCGCGCAAGGGCGACAACGGCGTGCCGAGCCACTATGTGCAGACATGGGGGCCTACCGACAGGATACATATCCAGCTCATCGGTACCTCTGGCGAGACACCGCCCGAGACAGTGGTCTTCGACCGCTGCACTGGAGAGGAACTGTACACCATCGAGTGGAGCACTTGGGACATGAACGGCACCGACATGCTGTGTTTCGCCGACATCATGGGACTGACCGACGGCTATTACCATATCATCATGGATGGTATCGGCACCAGTGAACCATTCAGGGTGACCAGCAACGAGACTGAACTCAACCAGACGACGCTCATCCAGTACAGCAACCGCGACAACCGCCAGCGTGACGACGCGGTGTTCATCATCGACAACATGCCCAACTTCTTCGACTTCCGCGTGCCTGGCGGATTCAAGGACAGCGGATGGCAGTTCGGCATCGAGAACGAGCAGTTTGTCACCGACGAGGCCGACATCGTGGAACTCTTCGGTATAGAGAGTACCGCAAAAACACTGACCATGGGCGAGGGTGACGGCGTTCCAATCTGGTTCGGTGAGCTGCTCAACCGCCTGCTCACCTGCAACTATGTCTATTTCGACGGCGTTCGCTACGCGAGAAAGGAATCGAACGTCCCTGAGGTCAACGCCACCGACGAACTGCTGAACTCGTTCATCATCACCCAGGTCGTCCAGAAGGTGGCCAGGCTCAACCCGAGCATCGAGACAAGCAACCACATCGCCATGCGCCGTCTCGACAGCGACTACTACCGCAGCGCACTCATCGAAAATGAGAATATTAACCGATTAATCATATAACGATATGACTACTGAAGAGAAACAAGAGATCATCAATGCCGTGCTTTCTGCCATCCGCACGAACAGCAAGACAATCACTCAGCTCACGCCCGTCACGGAGATGAGCGATGATGACTATATCGAACTGAGCGGCGGGCGCAGGGTGGCTTATCCCGTCCTGATGGCCATTCTCGACACCTATGTCACCGCTGAGGCGATGAGAGACGCCATGCTCGGCACGGCAGACCTTGACAGCAACCAGGTGCTCGACTGGAAGCAGTCTCCAATCGTCTTTCTCGAGTCGATGGGTGCCGACTATGACGACATCGACGGCGGTACACTCGGATTCAACCCCAACGACTCAGCTGTCCCTGTTGGTGTTGTCTACTACAGCCCGCATAGTGGATTCCAGATTTTCGAGAAGACGGGCGAGTCTACTTTCTTGGGTTATCTCGCCAAGACAGGAGTGTGCTACGTCAACAAGAACACGCGCCGCTTCTACATGTGGAACGGCAGCGATATGGCGGAAATCGGCAACAACAAGAGCATGAAGGTGGTGATTGACGACATGAACTGCTCAGACCTCAACGACATCGCCTATGAGCAGGTGGTATACATGCCGCTGACGAAGAAGCTCGTCGTTAAGGTCGGCACCCGCAAGTGGTGGAGCTGGACACCGAACACCAACCAGCTGTACTGCGACAAGGTCAACAACACCACGTTGAGGTGGGAACCGTCCAGCGAGAGTTTCGTCACCATCGGCGGCGGTGGCGGCATGTCGAAGGCGGTATATGACGCCATCAAGAACAACATCGAGGCTATCCGCACGAACTTCAACAGCCTGTCGGAGCAACTTGCCAACCTCGCATTTAAAGGAGCCAACCCGCAACTGAGTGTCGATGCCTTCACTTGGCCCTCACAGGGGGGCGGTGGTGGAGATGACACGCCTGTAGTTGTCGTTCCTGAGCTCACGTCACCCACCAATGGCGCGACGGTGAACATCGGTGTCAACACTGGCAACGGCATCACCAAGAACATCACCATCAATGGCAGCAACTTGGCCAAGCCGCTCACCATCGGCGTGACTGGAACTGGTTTCACGGTAACGCCAAACTCAGTTTCTGCCGCAAACGTCAACTTCGGCACCACTGTCGCTGTGACCTACAACGGCCGCAACACGGGTACAGCAACAGGCACATTGTCCATCAGCAGCACCGAGATTGGCACTGTACAGGTTATCCTCACCGCCAGCTATCAGGAGCAGGGCGGTGGCGAAGAGCCTACACCATCAGAGATTACGTTCACCAAGCCGAAAATCAAGCTCAATGCCGCTATAGCCAGCACGAGCAGCGGTGGAAACATCGTGCTTGATGAGTCCAGCGCAAGGACGCAGCATGTGTGCTGTACGGAGTATGTGAAACTCACTGGTAGCTGGTATAAGGTGGTTATCCACCATGATTTTGACCAAACAAATTCTGAAGGTGCGTTGTATTGCAGGATCCTTTGTAAGTACAAGAACACAGCGAACAACCAGACGGCTTACACGGCGGCAGGCGTCGCAAACATCCGCAACTCAAACAACTTCTATGAGAAGGATTTGAGCGGTAAGTCCATCACAATCTATCGTGAGAGCGAACGATTGGACAACAGCATGAGTTCGGGCTCATATGAAGTGCTGGAAATCGCCTTTGGTGTTCGCAAGAATTCAGGCGACAGCGTGCCTGGTGCGGCAACGAGAGTACTGCTTTACGCCAGCGCCGACGATGCCAACCCGCAGGTGATTTTCGCAGGTAACGATTCATCCACCTACACCTTGATTTCATGAGTGCCATAGAGTCAAATATCAGTGCCAACCAGTTCGTCACGCAGGCGAACAACGCCATCGATGGGCTGAACATCAGCACCGACGACAGCTCGGTAGATGTCATCGACGCGCTCAACGAGGCGTTTGACGGTGTCGAGGGGAGGCGTGTCATCACCGACAAGTACGCTGGCGGTTTCATAGATGATGTTAACTACAACATCGACCTGATGGGCAGCGGCGGCGAGGAACCTGTCGTGCCTGAGACTTTCGACCTGCCCGACAAGCCGAGGCTGCTGTTTATGGGCAACTCGCTCACGCTGGACGCTATCATGTACCTGCCGTTCATCCTCAAGGCGCACGGCATCAATGCCATCGTCGGAATCACATTCCGCCACGGCAAGTCAGTCGAGTGGTACTTGGATAATTGGGACGCGAACAATGACAGTTCTACATACCTGTATGTGTGCGACAACACCAAGGTTGACTTGAATACAGGCGTGCCGCAATGGCATGACTTCGGAACGGCATGGGACTCTGCCGCCAAGGAGTGGAAATTCTCTAATCCTAAAGCCGCTGTCACCGCAACAAACGCCACCGCAACCGGTACAAGCGACGGAGAGAGGAGAATTGACCTCAATGGTCATTGGGACCTGATCAGTATCCAGTCGTTTGGTTACGAATCTTACCAGAGCAATCCGAGCAATTCCAAACCCCTTGAGGATACATACCACAACCTCGTTGCCGCAATCGTTGCCGCACTTGGCACTAATGAATTCCGTCTTGGATTCACTATCCCGACCCATACCATCGCGCTTGGCACACCGAAGGGCATCATGGGAAGGACGAGCAATTTCGTGGCCGGGAACAACGAGAACCGAAACCGAAAGTACATCGATGTGGTGTTCCCCTCGGGTACCGGCATCTTCAACGCCCGCACACATTCAGAGATGCGGTCACTCATTTCCGCCGCCCCCGTGCAGCTATCTACAAACTTCCCTGGGCGTAAGCTCTATGGTGACTTGATTGGCCACAGCAACGAGGGTATGGCTTGCTATATCGCCGCGCTGGCTGTCGCAGAGACGCTGTTCCGCAAGGTGAACGGATGGGACGGTAATGCTATCAACGGCAACGAGATATTGCCCGCTGTCAATGGCGTGTACCCGAGCAACACCGACTGGGAGAACTGGTCGAAGAACGCGAAGGTGCGCAACCCCAACGGCCAAGACGCCATCTTTGGCCTCGACGGCTCCGGTGGCGCTATCGTGCCTAACGGCATCATCGGCAGCATCAGCCGCCAATGGGCGACGTGGTTTGCCACCAAGGCAGCAGATAATCCCTACAGCCTTGTGACCACCCGCATCGATGGAGGCAGCACCAATGTTGCGTTTATAATCCAGGCCAGCCATTGCCATGCAGTCGTTGGTGCGGTGAGGAATCCAAACACAACCCCTGGCGTCAACCCGCCTGCGAGCAGCTATCCGTACTATCCTACCGACTCGGTGTGGATATGGATTATCCCCGACGATGGATATGCCATTGATGAGGCTTGGTGGACGACGCTGTGGAGACGCTCCGAGGGCAGCGAGAATGAGTTCAAGGTCAATTTCTCCACCGAGGGGAACAACCGCAAGTTGCTCTTCCAGAACATGAACGACGATATATTCATCTATGCAACCGCAACACCCATTTCTTGATATGGAAACGCAGAAAAAAGAGATAGTCATCCCCCACGTCCAGGGGAACGTGCTCACGCTGAGCATCCCGCTTGATGTCACCAGGGTAAGTGTCGTGAACGGGAAGCCTGAGAAGGTGAAGGTGCCGTATGTGCCCGTCAATCCCGTGACGGTCATCCTTACCTGTGGCAACTACACCGTCAAGAAGGCGGCAGTGATGGACGAGAGTGTCACCAACCTTACCCACGTCGAATTTGGTGAGGAGTTGAAGTGTGGTGTGTACTCGATCACTGTCCGCACCAAGGGCGCTCACAACGAGCCAATGCGCTTCAAACAGCGCTCAGTCGTTGAGGTGTTCGACACGACAAGAGAGGCGGGTATCGCTCCTGGAGTCGAGTTTGACTCCGATTCATGGATTCTTGAAGCGGCTGTGTACTTCGGCGGCATCAGTATCTCTCCCGAGGAGACCGACCCGCAATTCGCCAATTCTCCTGCTGCTGGCATCACGGCTGAAGACATCGCCCGCTGGAACGCTGGCGGCTCGGGCAGCGGCTACCAAGTGGCCTATTCCAACGGAGTGCTGTCATTTACTGGCGACACCCAACCCACTTACAACAACGGAGTATTAACATTATAACGATATGGCAACACAAGAGACTATAAAACAATTAAATGTCGGTGGTGTTCTTCGTGACGTTGAGGACGTGACCGCAAGGGGGTTAATCTCATCCTTGCAGACTGCGTTGGATGCACTGACCAGCGGTGACACGACCACGGCGATTGAGTCATTCAACGAGATTGTCGCTTTCTTGGAGAACGTGAGCGATAGTTCGACATTGCAGGGCATCATCGCAGGGCTGAACACTTCTATTGCCGCAAAGTTCACCAAGCCCGAAACTGGCATCCCCGCAAGCGACCTCGCCCAAGCGGTAAGGGATTTGCTGGCATTGGCAGGCACGGCGGTGCAGCCGTCCACACTGAACGGCTACGTCACCACCTCAACGCTTGAGGGTTACTACACCAAGAGCGAGGTCAATAACCTTATCCCCGACATCAGCGGCAAGGCCGACAAGAGCGAGATGGCGGTGGCCGACAACAACAACGGCACCGTCACCATCACGCTAAAGACGGGAACGAGCGCAACAGTACTCACGCAACACCAGTCGCTTACTGGTTATGCGCTATCATCATCGCTGGCAGCGGTTGCGACATCGGGCAGTTACAACGACCTGTTGAACAAGCCGACCATCCCCACAAAAGTAAGCGACCTGACCAATGACAGCGGGTTTATCACCAACACCGACACCCCGCTTGTGGTCGTGTCAACGACAGGCGATGTGTCGCAGGCCCTCGACAGCGGCAAGTGGTACCGCTTCGGCACCATCGACAGCCTCACGCTCACCCTCAACGCAGTGGCCAGCGGATGTGTCGGCACCTACTTCGGCAGGTTCACGACATCGAGCAACTGGACTGACATCGCAGTCCCCAACGGAGTGACCGCTGCGGCAAGCAACGACACCATCGAGGGCGGCAAGACCTACGAGTTCAACATCATTGACGGCATCATCAAAATCAACGAGGTATGAGTGTAGTAGGGCTTTTACATAGGGCTGCGATGGGGGAAAAAGCACATCAAAGCGGATATAGTGATGTCTTTTATGGGTATGCCTATAAAGGCTCGCTCTGGAATAACTGTTGTTCGATTGTAGATGCAACAAAAGCCATCACGAAATTCTTTGCTGTACCAAGTGGTCACACTGTGGAATGCAAGGCTGGATTTACAAGCAGAGAGCTTGGTATCATTAATGCCTATTATAGCATTGACCCATTGCCTGTCAGGAATATTGGATACACCGAAGATGAGCAAAGGGCTATTTATGATATTTTTTGGCAGTCAAGCGACCCGCGATCTACTAACTCTGTTGGCTATGTCGCTATGACCATAGAACTTAGTGAGATTGATAACGCATATATGTTGGACAAAACGACAGGAGAATATCTTTTTAAAGGCAAGAACGTATGAAACGCTACATCAACGACAATGGAGATTTCTACGATGGCCGTCCGCTGACCATCGGCGACACGACATACCTCCAGCCGAGCGAGGCCATCATCCTTCAGGCTGGCTATCACGAGTACATCCCCACCGCAGAAGAACTGCTTGCGCAGTCCATCGCCGACAAGGTGGCCGCTATCATGGCCTATGACAGCAGTGATGCCGTCAACTCGTTCACCTTGGGCGAAATCCCCATGTGGCTTGACGCACCGACACGGCAGACCTTGCGCATCAGTATCGAGGCATACCAAGCGCAAAACGCTGAGACCGTGACCAAGTGGTTTGGCGGGCATGAGTTCACCTTCCCGACTGCCGCATGGCTGGCCATGCTCAACGCCTTGGAGGTCTATGCAGCCGAGGCCCTCAACGTCACCGAGGCGCACAAGGCGGCGGTCATGGCCCTCGACACCATCGAGGCCGTGGAGGACTACGACATCACGGCAGGTTATCCTCAACAATTAATCTTGACACCCGAATGGTTGAAGTCACATACATAGCGATGTTCGCCTTTGCGGTGCTGATGTGCGCCATGTCTCTCACGGCAGGCACACAGCCGAGTTTTTCAGCACTCGCCTCCAAGTGGCGGTGGCTGCTGCTCGTGACCCTTTGGTCACAGTTACTCTTATTACCGCCAATGCTTGAGGTCACTCCAGAGCCGTGGAAATGGCTCGCAGCTTTGGGACTTTTCGCCGTGGCCATCTGTGGCGGTGCCAACCTCTACGACAAGGCCGACAGGCGGGTTCACATGGTCGCCGCTATCGCCGCATTCGTTCTGCTCACTGGCTGGGTCATGGTCATGGACAGCGTGTGCCTGCTGCCGCTCGTCATGTGCATCGCTTGTGGTCGAGAAAGGTGGAAATGGCGGGTCGAGGTTGGGCTGGTCATCAGTGTGTATATGGCATTAATTCATCAATTAGGGATACAACTATGAACGACAAGAAACTACATCTATTGGCGGGTGTCATCATCGCAGTGGCGGTGGGACTACCCCCATACCTTGAGAGCTTAAACCTGTTCGCTGGGTTGTGGTCTGCTATCACAAGCGGCATCATCGCAGCGAGCATGAAGGAGTATTTTGACTACCACATCAACGGCAACCGCTGGGACTGGTGGGACTGGGGCTGCACCGTCATAGGCGCAATCCTCGTGGCCTTGTTCATCGTGGGCTTGCATTTCGGAAAGGGGTAAGTTATGATAGGAGATTATATGCACATCATCAAGGGCCTGCCCATCATGTACCTCATCGTGGTCGTGGCAATGTGTGTAGTCATCGGTGCGATGGCTATGGATGCAGCCTTCGGCTGGCGCAAGGCCAAGCTGAGAGGCGAGGCACGGACATCGTACCTGTTCAGCAGGTCGATAACCAAGTTCGCTCTCTATGAGGGAGTGTTGTTTATCAGTGCTGGCATTGACACGCTCATCCATTTCGTTTGGGCGCAGTTCTCGACAACATCCATCCATTGTGTGCCGCTGGCCTCTATACTTGTGTCGATAACCCTGTGCATCGTTGAGATATGGTCAATGCACGAAAAGGCCGAGGAGAAGACCCGCAGCAACTTCAATCATGCCATCAAGGTCGTGGCCGATGTGTTGCAGAAGGAGCAGGCCGTGGAAATCGCCAAACACATCATCGACAAGGCAGCGGAAGGAGGAAACGATGAAACTGATGAATGATAATGAAGGTTGATCTTTCCAATGTTTAGAGAATTGGAAAGAACTAAAATCGGACTAAAATCGAACTAAAATCGGACTAAAATCGAACTAAAATCGGACTAAAATCGAACTAAAATGAATTTATCAAAAAATTTCACGCTTGAGGAACTGACATTCTCAATCACAGCCAACAACCACGGCATCAACAACACACCGAATGCCGAGGTTAAGGCTTGTCTGCAACGGCTGGCGGTTGAGATACTCCAGCCTATCCGTGACGCATGGGGTCAGCCGATAGTCATATCAAGCGGCTACCGCTGCCCACGGCTCAACGCTGCCGTTGGTGGTGTCAAAGGGTCGCAGCACCTGCTCGGCCAAGCAGCCGACATCAAGGCGAACAATCCGAAGGACAACGGCAAACTTTTCGCCTGTATCGCCCAACTTGTCAAGAGCGGGAAGATACAGGTCGGGCAACTCATTTGGGAGTACGGGAGCAAGACCTGCCCCAAGTGGGTGCATGTGTCCCTGCCTCGTGCGGGCAAGAAGAACAACCAACTCTTGTACTACTACTCATGAACGACAACCAGCAACGGCAGCAGCGGGCGATATTGGGAGGGGGTTGCATATCGCTCATCGTGGCGGTCATCATCATCGCCATCACATTCGTCTGCTGCCTGCTGGACAAAATATTCACCTAATCTCTATACACTATGAGCGAAAACAAGAAAAAGACATCATTAGCATTGGCATTATTCGCCACGTTCTGGTTCGTTGCGGGCGGTCTCTGCGGCTTTTTTATGGCGAAAGGTATGTACGACCAGCCCATCGTCGAAAGCGTTACCAGGGACACGACAACGACGATTGACACCATTCCCGACATCGCACCCGAACCGAAGGACAGCACACCCGTGAGGACGGTCATCCGATGGTTGCCGATGAAACTGCCGAAGGCATCGGGGAATAAGGAGAGCGTGGATAATCCCTATCCCGCAAGCACCGACACCATCTCGCAGTGGCAGTTGTTCGGCAGTTCCGAACATCCGCAAGACTCGGCACTTGTCGAAATCCCCATCACAAGCAAGCACTACTCATCAGAACAGTATGATGCCTGGATTTCGGGCTATGAGGCTTCACTGGATTCAATCAAGGTGTATCAAAAAGAAACGCTCATCACTGAGCGAGTGGTGGTGAGCAAGCCACCCAATAGGCTGTCGCTCGACGTTGAGGCTGGTGCTGACTACCTCACCACACAGAAGGACATGGCCACATTCGCATTCGGCGACCTCACATATAAGATTAGAGACAGCCGCTTCGCTGTTGGACTGCGTGGAGGTGTCATCAAGATGCCAGCAGACAAGGCCGAGCTGTTTGTGGGAGGAGTTATCAAATTAAGGATATTCTGACTACATTTTCACCGATTCATGATAAATAGATTTATTTGAGTTTGAACGATGTGGCTGCGTTGGGAAGCGTGGCCACTTTTCTTTCCGGTGGTTGAACTTTTCCAGCCCATGGGCGTAATAAGAGCGAGCGTCCTGTGATGATGAGAAGTGATGATGATGGGCGCTTGATGAGGTGGGCGCGTCGTGATGATGCGCCCATTTCCTACCGAAAACAACAAAAATTATCTGATTAGATAAAATATCTTGAAAAATGTTTGGTTATTTATTTAATTAGATATATCTTTGCATCGTAATAAACAAAGTCAAACCAATAAAACCAACCGATTATGTTACAACAAGAATTTGAAGCCCTGACGGGCAAGAGTGTAGATGAGAACGTATTTAACACCGTCATCAACCCGATGTACATGTCCTGTAACCTCGACAAGCAGGTCTTCTGCAAGGACTACATGAAGCACAACCTCGGCAACTCAGAGGTCGCCAACGCCATCACCGAAGAGGTGAACGACCAACGTAAGGCCATCTATGAGTTGAAGAAGCAACTCGACAGCGTAGTGCGCTTCCTGCTGAGCCGCGGCGAGCCTGCGTGCGACAAGCAAGCCATCAAGATTGCGGGCCACAAGGAGTGTATCTCAATCAAGATGCAGCAGAACTACGAGCTGAGCGAGGACGACAGGGCCTTCATCATCGAGATGTGCCGCTAAACATTAACCAGGGGCGGTGATGAGCCGCCCCACAATAACCCAAAAACTATGGTAACAAGATTTTATTGCAGTCCAGAAGTCGCCCACCAGCTCACGGCGGCAAAGAAGAAACACGGTTTCTACTTCCGTACACTGACCGCTACCGACAAGCCAGGTGACGTGTATTGCGAGACCACCGATCCAGGAATGAACTACATTGATGAGAACGGCATAGAAATCCGCCCAGAGAACACCCACCGCATCCGCATCGGCCGTCGCATCGCCCAGCTGCGCGCCGAGAAGAACATGACACAGGGCGACCTCGCCAAGGCGTCAGGCGTGACACTGGCAAACGTCAGCCGCATGGAGCGTGGAATGTACTCCCCGGGACTGGATGTCCTCTCGAAGATTGCAGACGCCCTGGGAGCGAAACTGGACATCGTGTAATACCAGACTATCATCTACGAAGCGAGCCGCCTTACAAGGGCGGCTTTTCCTATATAAAAATGGCGCGGGGAACCACCCACCGCGCCGTAAGTCAAACCAATATTGAACCGTTCTAAAGAAGTACAGCCGAATATTGATTCCGCAAAGATAGGCATTATTTCGGATTCTCCAAAATTTCACCCCTCAAATTATCGCATACGAGCCTCACAGCGGCGCTCGCCTGCTCGGGGGTTACGCTGATATAGCTGTAGAGGGAAGTGCTCACCTTGTCCACCCTGTGGCCCAGGATGAAGTCCACGACACTCTCACCCACCCCGAGCTGGAAGGCGTGCTGAGCGAAAGACTTGCGCGCGCTATAATAAATAAGGTGCTTGACACCGGCAATCCCTGCGAGCTGCCACATATAGCAGTCGAAGACGCTGTGTAGTCTCGAGTCGTTTTTCTTCCCGCCGAAGAACAGGCGGCCGTCATGGCCCTTGTACCTCTCGATGATCGGCTTGGCCTCGTCGGGAATGGTGAACTCGACGTACTTGTTCATCTTCGGCCTGTTCCTGGTCTTCGTGCGCTCGTAGCGGATGGTGTCCACGCACTCGTCGAAGTCCACCGCCAGCAGGTCAACGATGTTGATGCCGCCGAGGTAGTAGCTCAACATGAAGCAGTCCCGGCAGATCTGCACGTTCTTCCTCTTGCTCTCCGCATCGCGTATGCGCCTCACGTCATCCACGGTGAGCCATGACTGCCTGACCTCGGGCGATGGCAGGTCAAAACCCGAGAACGGGTCCGATGCTGGCACGGCATAGCCGCAGCGCCTGGCGAAGTTGATGAGCTGGTTGAGGAACACGAGCCGGTCACGCCTGGTGTTGGCCGAGTAGCCCTTGTCGAGCATGCGCCTGTGGAACCCGACAACGGTAAGGTGGTTGATGCGCTCCATCATGTAGCCGTCACCCGTATATGCGGCGATGCACTTGAAATGGTCGGCGTACGTCGCCCTGGTGCCGTCTGAGACGTTGGCCATGTCCATGTACTTGGTGAACACGTCGGCGATGCTCTTGTGCCGGTCCAGGTCCGAGTTGGTGAGCATGTACACCAGTTCCGAGCATGACAGCCCGTCGGCGTACTCCAGCTCGTCGATGGCGTTCTGGAGCTTCTGCACCTGCGTGCGCAGCTTGGTGTTGAGGTACGAGGCGTCACCCCTGCCGACGACGATACCGTGCTTGAACTCGCGGGCGCTGTCGATGATGACATTGGTGGGGATGTAGCGGGTCTGCCCGTTGTGGGCGACGGAGATACGGACCTTGTGCCGTCCGTCCTTGAGTGCCTTCGTGGGCACGATGACAGTTCTTAAAGTAGCCATAATTTTCGACAATAAAACGGTAATAAATCTGATGTTTTCGACAATTTTCCGACAATAGCAGCGGCTCACTGGTGGGCCGTTTTTCGGTTATTATTACCACCTAAGTACCGAAAAGTTCAGCATTTTAGCGTTTTATGGCAGGAAATCCGCCGATAGTACGGAAATTTTTCAATAATCAAGCCATAATAGCAGAAAATATCGGTGTTTAGGTGAATTTTGTTATTTGGCGCGACAATAATTCGGTAATTATTCAATCTTATACTCGACTATTTCGGGGTCGTGCTCAATCCACTTGTATTGTGATTTCTCAAAGCCATAGGCATACAGGTTGCCGTAAATCTTCTTTTGGAAGTCTGCAATATTCTTGTTGTTGGCGAACATTCCACCGACAAAGGTGATTGTCTTCCCGCCATTGGAGGTATGCACCTTGATGTTGTTTTCCCACAGTTCCTTGCCCAACAGCTCGGCATACCTGGCACGATAAGATTTTTGCAGGTTGGCCGTGAGTTCAAGTGCCGTGTTTGAGTTGCGGTTGGCGAACATGATGACTGCGCTGTCCGTAATCTCGTCCTTCTTGTAGTCAGACTTAGCGGTGATCGCCGCAAGTTCCTCAAACTTGGCAGCGAGTTCGAGTGTGGACTTTGAGCTGTCGGCAGAGAAATAGCCATTTGCCATGTGTGTAGAGTCCATGACAGCATGCTCGGTCCATTTTTGGTTGTTCTGGGCATTTGCCTCGGCAACTGTTTCTTTGAAGTTGTCGGTTTTACTCCAGATGTTCATGACGATTGCAAATAACACAAGGTATGCGATAACGGCCAAAATCCGCCTTATCGTGTTTGACGCCTTGATGAACGGCAACACCTTCTCTGGTTTCACCAATGCGGCTATGAGAGCCACCAAAAGAATAATACCAATAATTGAAATCATAACGTAGTTATTTAATTGTTAAACATGTTGTTTCTTGAGTTTTTCTATTTCTGCTTGCAGAGATTCGATGATGGCCTGTTTCTCATCAATAATTACCGACATCTCTCTCATTGATGCAGTAAATTTAGCAACCCTTTCGTCTGCCTGGTTGACAATATCCAGCTTTGACATACTACCCTCTCCCCTCATCAACCATTCGGCAGACAGGTTCGGGTTAGCCGCCAGTATTTTATTCACGGTGTCGAGGCTGAGTGCCATGCGGCCCTTTAATTGTCGGTCGAGGGTCGGAGAATTGATTCCGCATGAGATAGCGAAACTGCGGACACTTGCGCCCTGATTTTCAATCAGTTTTTTAATTCTTGATACCATAACAAACAAACTATTTAAGTGTAAATAAAAGTTAAATATTACCGATGCGTACAACTTTTTCACTAAAAAGTTTGCAAAATTGTACCAATCCGTACTATCTTTGCACCAACAAACAAACTAACGCACAAATATAGCGCATTTGTTTGTAATTCGCAAACGTATAACTCAAAAAATCAAACGTCATGGATCAAGAGAACAAAACCACCCAACCCGAGAACGAGAACACCCAGGTAACCGAGACCGCTATTGACGTGGCACAGTCACTCCAAGAGGCGCACAAGCGCATCGCCGCACTGGAGAAGGAGCGTGATGACGCGCTCGCCAAGGCTGACACGGCTGAGAAGCACAACCTGCAGTCCTTCCGCAGGGCAGAAATCCTCAAGAGGGCACTGCTGGCCGTCACTGAATCCAAGGAGATGAAGCTGGGTGACGTGTATGAGCTGCTGTTCGAGAGTAACAGCATCGACCTCGACTCGCTGCTCTACCAGCTCGCCAAGTAACCCGCCGTAAGTCAAACAAACCAACCTGATAGTCCGCTTTAGCTCAGCCACAAGAGAGCGCTCACATGCCCGTGAGAGGTCGTCGGTGTAATCCCGACAAGCGGAACAAGAAGCCCGCAAGGGCGCCAAAGTAGAGTCCCTTGACATGTTGGCAATCCGCTGGAAGTGCATCATCCCTGATGTAACCCGAGCGATGAGCAGGCAGGAAAGTAGCCTAACCGCCATGACCCCTCACGGGCGAGCAGTGAACGCAATAAGAGTGACATCCGAGCGAGAGCGAAAGGCCGTGCCTGCGGCAAGTCCAGTAAGCCGTCACGCAAAGTGGAGAGTCCACAGGTTGGCGGTGATGCTGGCCACGAGATAGGTGGCGTGCGAAGTCCACCTATGAGTAATGAACCCTTTTTTAATTCACTGAATATAGGCTGGTGTAGCCCGAAGCCTCTCCTGCGATAGGGAGGCCGTTAACGGCAACACGGGCACAGCTCGCAAGAGCCAGAGATGCAGGTTCGAGTCCTGTCGCCAGTCCAAATTATTTACCAATTCTTGATATTATGTGCAAAGACAAACCTAAACTCACGCAACAGCTCCGCGACCTTGAGGTGGGCGGCACCCTGGTGCTCCCCATCGAAAAAAAGTCGTCGCTGAGCACCACCATCTATGGACACCTCGCTCCCGAGAGGTCTCGCGGTGTCAAGTATACCACCGCGACGGACATCGACAATGGTACCGTCACCGTAACCAGGACGGCATGAACACCGCGGCGATCCAACTGGAGAACATCCTGCTGGCTATGGCTGACAAGACATTCTGCAAGACCGAGGCCGCGCGCATCGTCGGTGGCCGTGCCCGTCTCGTGAGGCTCGTCGAGAGCGGCGAGATACGCGCCGACAAGAAGTCCGTCAGGCAGAACGGCCGCTGGTACTGCAATGCTGCCGATGTGCTGAGGCATTGCAGGAACATGAGGAAATAACAAGTCAAACCGATAAACCGAAAGATAATGAAGTACATGTCAATCCTTCTGAACTGGCGCATTGTCGCCATCACGCTGCTTGCCGCGCTGGCCCTGCTGCTGGCCATGGCTGACAGCGACGATTTCCTGTTGCTGCTGCTCACCAAGGTGGCGGCTGTCATCATCGGCTATGCCGTGTACAGGCTGGCTAAGCGGTGGGAGCGCAGGATGCCTGAACTGAAAGTGTTCAACGATGACGAAGAGGACATCGCGTTTTAGTCCTCGCTGGATGCCGTAAGCCCGTAACCGAGGCAACGGGATGATAACAGGCCAATGAGCGTGGGCGCGAATCCCACCGGCATCACAATAGCCCGTGAGGGTGTCTATTCCAAACAAACAAACTATTAATAATCATGTTATGCCCGGCACCGACAGCTGGCCGGGCATTTTTACTTGGGGCTAAGGGTGCCCGGCCGTGATGATCATTCTTTGGTTTTCGGAAAGCGGCGGTCGGGAGCGGTTCGACTCCGCGTGTCCCCACTAAGCGTAATGATTTTCATGATTTTAGTTTTGGGATTTAAGTAGTTTATGTCACCCCATCCGCTGGGAAGCGCATGGGCCTCATCACCTGGCACCGGGAAGGGCATGAAATTTTCTCATAAGTTTAATGATGTGTTATGAATAAGTATTGGTTAAACAATAATAAATGGTTTCCCGCTTCGCTGGGAAGCGCGGCGGGGTTTTCGACTGGCCAGTTTGGAAGGGCGAGGCGTTTCGCATCCCTGCCTTGTCCCTCGGTTCGAGTCCGGGCGCGGCCACACTGATAAAGTTTTTTCATACATAACAGAATGGATTAGTTAAACAATCCCGCTCCCCTGTGACAGGTATAGCGGGTAAACATCACGCGGCCCGCGTAGGGCATGGACATAATTTTCTTATTCATTTTAATTATAGTTTTAAGTGATTAAACGTGTTTATCCCCCGCAGGCCTGTGAAGGCACGCGGGCATCATCACCCCGGCCCGGGGATAGGGCAGCTAAGAATAACAGTTTTTCATAAATGTTAATTTATTAAGGTTTTACAAACATCCCGCCCCTGTCGGGAGATACGGGCGGCATCATCACATGGAGAAGCCTGTTACCGCGAGGGCAGGTGGGCAGTCCGTCACCCGCAAGGGCACGCTTTGAACCTTCCGCACTTCTCCATGAGCCAACCCCGTCCTGCGGGGTACTTGCAGGAGCCTAAAGTCTTGGGGTGGGCGTCGGAATCCAATGACACCCCAAGCGGACATTAATTTTTGCTAACTGGAATAACAACCCCGCCTGTCGCTGGGAAGCGAGGAGGCGGCACCAACACCCTGCTCGGGCAGAGCACACAAGGTTTTCAATGGTTTTTATTCAATGTTACTTAGTTGATTGATTTATGGATGTTTTCCTATCCCCCGGTGTCCGTGAGGATGGAACGGGGTTCTCATCACCCAGCTGCGGGCAGCAGCGTCTTTTACGAGGGAACGGCAGCGAGCCGTGGAACACCCCCCGACGGGTTCGGGGAGCGATTAACCAACCATATTAACCAGTGGGCATGAGAGCGCACGGCCATGGTTGCAGTCGTACAGATTTATCCACAATGTCGAGGGGTGCAACGACATCCCTCATCTCATCACAGCAGGGTGGTTGGTGCAGTAATGCCCGACTGGAATTAAAAGTCTCGCACACCCTGCTGACTATAACCACGGAAACGTGGGGCACTATTCATCATATCAATCAATTTATAATCTACATTTTTACACTCACTCCCCGCCCCGCAGTGATGCACGGCGGGTTTCTTTGACTTTTTTATTAACCACTAAATAATAACAGCACTATGAAGAAGATTTTATTGATTATCTCACTGGTATTAATCAGCGTTACGGCATCAGCCGAAACCAGTTTCAAACTTATCGAGCGTGGCTTCCCCGCTGGGCAGGTAAGAATCAGCATGTCTGACTGGGACAAAATTATCTACGTCCAAGTCTGCATCTCCAGCGATAAGAGTTATGACGAGTTCCACATCAACGTGGTCGAGGCAAGCCCCGGCATTGACGTGCTTGGCTGGGTTATGGGGTCGTGGGCTGACATTCCAGTTTATCTCGACCAAAGCGGTGAGCCTCACAAGGTTTCTCCATTTTGGGAAACCGATGGGTCGTGGTGCAGGTGTAAGCTGATGGAACTCGGCTATGAGTCCGATGGCACACCATACGGAAGCGTCAAGTGGCAGGCAGGCATTGGCCTTGAAATGGCAATCCTCAAGGTCAAGGTCGAGCATGGCTTCGTGGGCGGCTCGATTAGGCTCGCTGGCTATCTTGCCGCTGGCCCCGATTCAAGGGAGTATGAGGAGTGCGTTGACGGAGTTCTTGATGTCGATAGCGAGAGTGTCATTTGCCTCGGTAGGGAGGCAGGTGATGTGAACGGTGACGGTGAGGTGACCATTGCCGATGTGACGGCTTTGATTGATTCTTTGATGCAGTGAGTTATGGCAAGAGAAGAACAAATAAAAGAAGCGGCAAGACAACGTGCTAACCAATATAACCATCCTTCTAAATGGAGCGACACCTATTATGGTTTTATTGACGGCGCAAAGTGGGCAGACTCCCACCCCGCATGGGTGAGCGTGGAGGATGAACTGCCGAGAGAAACTGGTTGGTATCTTGTGGCAACACCAACCTTGAACTCAAAGATTGATGTTGCGTTGTGGGATGGTAAATGGCGTAGGCTCGTTACTATCACCCACTGGATGCCGCTCCCTCAACCGCCAGTCAAGAAAGGAGGAAACGATGCCAGCTAAAGACTACCAAATTTGTTGTGCGCTGTTCAATGCCTACATCGGCAAGCAAAGCAAGCGCAATCCCAACCAAATGACCGCTGACCGCAAAGAGATAACCGAGAATGAGATACTTGGTTTGATTGACTGGTATGTCAACAAAAGGTCTTGGGATGGCTCTTTCGGGTTTGAGTTCGACTCACACATCAAAGACGGATATAAGGTAGAGGTTGTATTGAAAAAGAAAGGAGGCGAACAATGAAGGTTAACGAACTGATGGTCGGGGACTGGTTTAAATCCGTTGATTATAATGCCCCTTTTATGATAACTGCCATATACAATGATGTGGTACAAACACAAGCCGACTACCAGTCGGAAATATATGGTAATTGGTATGGCGAAGCCGAAATCAAAGACCTTGTACCCATCCCTCTCACCGAGGAAATCTTGGTGAAGAACGGGTTTCACACCTATGGTGAGTCCTATTTTATTCCAGAAGATAAGTGTAATGCACACGTTAGGATTGGGTTTCACTATCGAGAAACAGTAGTTGACTTACATCGCCACGGAGCATTTTCAATTCAAATTTCGTACAAACCTGGGATGTTATATGTCCACACCCTGCAACACCTGCTGAGGGAGCGAGGCATAGATAAAGAGATTGAACTTTAATTATTAACCACATAAATTTTCTACAACAATGAGCGAAATTAATGCAGACGTGAACAACGATGGCAAAGTGGACATCCACGATGTCAACGAGATGACTGGCGCACTCCTCAAAGGGGATAAGTCACCAGAGTACGATGTAAACAAGGACGGAAGGGTCGATATTGGAGACCTTGCCGACACCATTGACGCATCCCTCAACCTCACTCCCGTATGGGACGGCAAGACCACCGTCAACGGGGTGACATTCAAGATGATTCCCGTCAAGCATGGGACATTCACGATGGGCAGTCCTTCAACCGAGACAGGGAGCGGAACCAACGAGCGACCGCAGCATGAAGTGACACTCACCAAGGAGTACTACATCGGCGAAACACCGGTCACCCAAGCGTTATGGGTGGCAGTGATGGGCGTTAACCCCAGCAGGTTTACCGGCGACCCCAACCGACCTGTTGAGCGCGTTTCCTGGAACGATTGCCAAGCGTTCATCACCAAGTTAAACGAGATGACCGGCCGTCAGTTCCGACTGCCCACCGAGGCCGAGTGGGAGTTTGCTGCACGAGGTGGTAACAAGAGCCAAGGATTTCCATTCCCTGGTGTTGCTGCACCGACGGATGGCGACCCAAAGGAATACATTTGGTACATCTCAAACGCAGTAAGTGTGACCCATCCTGTCGCACAAAAACTGCCCAACGAGTTAGGCCTGTACGACATGGGCGGCAATGTGTTTGAGTGGTGCCAAGACTGGTATCAAAACCCATATCCATCATCTCACCAGACCGACCCGACTGGCCCTGCGACTGGCACATGGCGTGTTTACCGAGGTGGAGCCTATTCGCGTCCGGTTAAAGAGTGCCGTAGCGCTTATAGATACATGGGCGCACCGACATTTAAGGCAGACCACGTTGGTCTGCGACTGGCATTGTAGACACTTTTTGTGTTGATAATTGATATAGTTACTGTTCCCCGCCAGCCGTGAGGCTCGCGGGCTTCATCACCTCGAGTTGCAGAGGAAAACGCAACCCCGCTGGACTCGTCCAGTGAGGCTTTATTTATTCATCATTGTTTTATTAACTTAGAACCCCCGGAAAGGACGGGGATAAATTGATGGATAGATGAGAGTTATTAATTTTTGATTAGTTTGGGGAGCAATCCCCCGCATTGACTCTCACGCAAATTTGCGAGAGGAAATGTAATTGAGCAACAAACACAAGCCCTCCCTGCCGAGAGGCAATGGAGGGAACACCGGGATGAAGAGCAGCACCATGGGCAAGGCTGAAGGTAATACAGGAAACGAGCAGGCGGTTCAATTCCGCCCATTCCCGGCAACGATATATCATCACCTAATCATCATCACAATGGAGAACGTAATTTTCACCGAGAAGCTGTTCGCAGGCACAAGGGTGTACTACTTCGACGCCAGAGAGGACGTGAAGGGCGACCCCTACCTGCAGATCGTCGAGGCCCCGACGGAGGGCGGCAAGGGGACGCGCAAGCGCATCTTCATCCACGACCGCGACTTCGCCAAATTCAAGGAGACCTTAGGCAAGGTTTTCGACCAGTGGCAGGAGCACTTCGGGGCAAACGTCAACAAGAGTTAAGGCGCAAAAATGGCGGACAATCCGTTGCCCGACATCCGCTTTTTCTCACTAACTTTACAGTGAGTTAATTCACAAGTCAAACCAATAACCAAACCGATTATGGCAAAGAAAAAAGAAGGAGAGCAGCAGCCCATCGACGAGCAGACTGCCCAGAACCTCTCAGTCTATGAGAGAGCGAGACTGGTGCCAGAGAGCGCCATCAAACCCATCATGAGTGGTCGCCTGAAAGGAAAGAGCGACATCAACCCTGTCTACCGCATCAAGCGCATGACAGAGATTTTCGGTGTCGTCGGCTTCGGCTGGCGATACGAGATCGTCAAGCAGTGGCTTGAGCCCCACGGCAACGAAGTCAAGGCGTTCACGCTGATCAATCTCTACATCAAGATGGACGGTGAGTGGTCTGAGGCCATCCCCGGCATTGGCGGCGCGTCTTTCGTCTCCATGGAGAAGAGCGGCCCCTATGTCAATGACGAGTGCTACAAGATGAGCCTCACCGATGCGATGAGCGTCGCCATGAAGTCACTCGGCATCGCAGCAGACATCTACTACGTCAAGGACGGCAACAACCTCAACCCCGGCGACTCGAAGTACAGGGATGAGGGTCAGGCAAGCCAGGCGACCCAATCACGAGGAACGCAGGGCATTGCTTTCACCGGTGCCGATTTGAAACAGGCACTTGCCGACCTTGCAGCAGCCAAGACCAATGACGAGTACGGCGCCGTATGGTCGAAATACTCACAGCAGTTCCCCGCTATGTGCGTCAAGGGAACCGAGTTCTACAACGCCTGCGTCAAGAAGGCTAACGAGTTGCAGCAATCATGAGCACAATCCAATTACCCGTTTCGCCAGTAGTCTTTGAGGAAAACCCTCACGGCTACTGGCTGGAGGGTAAGCGCCTGAGCGGTATCACGGGACTTATCCACGCGATACTCGACCTCGGCGTTTACCCTGATGCCAACGACTTCGTCAAGCAAGTGGCCATCCCAAGGGCTGGAGCATACGGCTCGGCCGTGCACAAGTCCATCGAGCTCTACGACGAAATCGGCATCAAGGACACCAAGCACCCCGCTGTCGAGGTGGTCACCAAGAACTACGGCACACAGGTCTTCGGACCCTTCGATGTGTCGCAGGAACTTGAGACCTACATCCGGCACAAGGAAGGCTTCAGACCCATCGCCAACGAGTACACCATCAGCGATGAGGAGCAGTATGCGTCCAACATCGACAACGTGTGGGAAAAGATTTCCACAGGCGGTGACTGGCTGGTCGACACCAAGACAAACAATCTGGACTACTACCCTGGTGGCAAGGAAGCGCTGAAGCTGTACCTCTCATGGCAGCTCAGCATCTATGCCTTCCTGTACGAGCGGCAGACGGGACGCAAGGTTGAAGGACTCGCGGCCAACTGGCTGCGCCATGACGAGGGCGAGTTCTGGATTATCGAACGCCAGCCCAACGACTTCGTTGAGGCCCTGCTGAAGAATACCAAGGCCACGTTCAACTACGGCTGGAAGTATGAGTGGACGGGCGACCCCGACATGCTCTCCATCATGAAGGGCACGGCGCTGCCTGCCAATGTCGAGCAAAACGACATCGTCACCAAGCAGACCATTGAGACCATCACCAACCTGCTGAGGCGTGCACAGGAAATCGAGCAGGCCATGGACGAGTTCAAGAAGGGGCTCAAGGCCAAGATGATTGAGCACGGCATCAAGTCGTTCGAGTGCGACGGCTTCAAGGCCACCATCGGCGCGTCGAGCATCGTCACGTCGTTTGACTCAAAGAAATTCAAGGTAGACCATCCCGACCTCTACCATGAGTACAGCAAAGAGAGCCTCAGGTCGGGGAGTTTCACACTTAAACTGAAAGAGAAATGAGCGTTAACAAAGTGATTTTACTTGGTAACTGCGGCAAGGACCCCGAAATAAGAGACGTGCAGGGCGTCAAGGTCGCCCAGTTCACGCTGGCCACCACCGACAGAGCCTATACCACCAAGAGCGGAACACAGGTGCCTGAGCGCACCGAGTGGCACAATGTTGTGGCATGGCGAGGCATCGCAGACGTGTGCGAGCGCTATGTCCGCAAAGGTTCAAAAATCTACATCGAGGGCAAGCTGACCACACGCAGCTGGGACGGCCGCGACGGCACCAAGCAGTACCGCACCGAGGTGGTCATCGAGAACCTCGAGCTGTGCGACAAGCCGCAGCAGAGCCAACAGGGATACCAGCAAGGCTATCAGCCTCAGCCCGCACCCGCGCAGCCTGCCTATCAGCAGCCGCAATACCAGCAGCCCGCACCCGCGCCGCTACCAGGTGCAGCGGCACCGATGCAGCAGCAACAGCAGTACCAACAGCCGCAGCAGCCTTTCCAAGGCCCTGGGGTGAGCGACCTGCCCTACTGATGGACTACATACTCACCAAACGTGACGGGAAAGTGACCATGGAGAAGTCCTTCGACTTCCTGTGCTCACTTCTCCGTGACGGGGTTTATGTCCTCTCCATCAAACGCAAGACCGAGCCACGGACGGTGAGCCAGAACGCGCTCATGTGGATGTGGTTCAAGTGCATGGAGGACAACACAGGCACCGAGAAACAGGACTGGCACGACTACTACTGCGCCAAGTTCCTGATGCGTGAGGCCAGTTTCGGCCGCAAGCGCTTCTCGGTGGTCGGCGGCACAAGCACACTGAACACCGTCCAGATGACGGACTTCATGAACAAGGTGCAGGCCGATGCCGCGACCGAATGGGGCATCACCCTGCCGCTTCCGGCTGACAGGTACTATCAGGAATTTATACAGCATTATCGTTATAGATAACCTTTAATTACAATCAGACAATGAAGATTACAAAAGCTAAACTGACCAAAGGCGGCACATTGGAGGTCGCCTTTGTTGATGATGACGGCAACGACGTCACCATGAAGGGCAAGAACATCGTGCATGAGGACCTGCGTAACCGCCTTAACGCCCTCATCCCCTACTTTGCCGAGTTGACCGAACAGCGTGAGGCGCCGATGATCGACTGGCGCAATCCTGGAGGCGACGAGACACAGGAACTGCTTCACCGCATCTCGGTGACTGGCGTCTCCATCACCGGAACCGACGACCTCGACCGTCAGTGCGTCCTCATCGGCAAGCGCACCCTGGCCACCAGCAAGGTGCTGAACGTGACCGCACCGCTCACCGGCTTCGACCCCGAGATGGAGTCCTACGAGCGCTGCGAGGACTTGAGAGACACCGTTGACGCCTTCATCTACGAGTGCCAGCTCTACCTCACCGAGAAGAAGTGGGGTATGGTAGTGGCCGACATCCCCTTCGATAATGACAACGAGGGTGACCCGTTCGAGAAGGTGGAGGCGCCTGAAGCCGTTACCGCATGAGACCGTTCTTCCTGACGGAGACTCCCAACACCTTCAAGCTGCAGTTCGACTACAACCCGCGCATGATTGATGTCGTCAAGCGCATCCCATCGCATCCGAAGTGGGACGGCACCGACAGGGCATGGATCGTGCAGAAGGACGACCCGTTCTACCCTCCCAACCGCGACGCCCGCTGGTATGTCGAGGCACTTGCCCAATGGGCGGTGAACAACCGCTATTGCAGCGAGGTCAAGCGGCGGGAGGATGCCAAGGACATCACCTACGAGCTGCCCACGCTGTCGGGCATTGATGGCGACCACTACATGCTGCTCGACCCTTACCAGTACCAGCTGGAGGGCGTGCAGTACGCCCTGCAACACAAGCGCTGCATCTTCGGCGACCAGCCGGGACTCGGCAAGACGTTGCAGGCGATATGTGCAATCATCAAGGCCCACCGTGAGGCGGCGAAATACGGTGAGACGTTACCGACACTCATCATCTGCCCGGCATCGTTGAAAATCAACTGGCAGCGAGAGTTCAAAAAATTCGCCGGGCGCAACGCCGTCATCCTCGATGACAACAACCGCTACAACTGGCACCGCTTCATAGAAATGAAGAGGCCAGACGGCCAGTCGTTGTGTGACGTGTTCATCACCAACTACGAGAGCCTGAAAAAGTTCTTTGTCACCGAGATCAAGGAACATGCCAAACTGACCTTGCGGCACATCGTGTTTGATGAGCGCATCAAGCTCTTCAAGTCCATCATCATCGACGAGAGCCACAAGTGCAAGTCGCCGAAGACGCAGCAGAGCAAGTTCGTCGAGGGTATCTGCAAGGGCAAGCAGTGGGTGTTCGAGCTGACGGGTACGCCGGTGGTGAACAACAACACCGACCTCATCCAGCAGCTCAGGATACTCAACCGCCTTGATGAGTTCGGGGGCTACCGTAAATTCGTCTCACGCTACTGCGACGGCCCTAAGATGTCCAGCAACATGAAGGAGCTGAACTGGCGGCTGTGGAACTGCTGCTTCTTCCGCAGGGAGAAGAAAGCGGTGCTCACCCAGCTGCCCGACAAGTCCAGACAGTACATCGAGTGCGACATCACCAACCGCAAGGAGTACCAGGATGCCGAGAACGATGTCATCAAGTACCTGCGGACGTACAAGAACGCTGACGATGACAAGGTGCAGCGTGCCATGCGCGGGCAGATCATGGTGCAGATGGGCATCCTCAAGCAGATAGCGGCCAGGGGCAAGATACATGCCGTCGCCGACTTCGTCCACGATGTCATAGACGGTGGCGAGAAGCTGATACTGTTCGCCTACCTGAAGGAGGTTGTCGATACGTTGAAGCAGGAGTTCCCCGATGCCGTTACCGTCACCGGCAGCGACAACGTGCGTGAGAAGCAGCGTGCCGTGGACAAGTTCCAGAACGACCCCGAGTGCAAGCTGATCATCCTCAACTACAAGAGCGGCGGCACAGGCTTGACGCTGACCGCTGCCAGCCGTGTGGCGTTCATCGAATTTCCCTGGACGTACAGCGACTGCGAGCAGGCCGAGGACCGAGCCCACCGCAACGGGCAGAAGAACAACGTCAACTGTTACTACTTCCTCGGCTCCAAGACCATCGACCGCTACATGTATAAGGTCATACAGACCAAGAAGGACATCGCCAACGAGGTCACGGGAACGACCACGCAGATTGACGAGGACATTGTTAACATCACCATGAACCTGTTCCAGGACAGGCTCTGATAACATCACAGGACAATGACACAAGAAGAGATTCTGAAGATAGAGCGCACCTACAGCGAGAGCAAGATACAGCACACCTGTGTCTGCTGGTTCCGCCAGACGTTCCCCCATGTCGGCGACCTGCTCTTTGCCGTCCCCAACGGCGGGCGGCGTGACAGCAGGACCGGTGCGATGATGAAGTATGAGGGAGCCGTGAGCGGCGTTGCTGACCTGATACTGCTTTTCCCCTGCGGCGGCAAGGCCACGTTGTGCATCGAGATGAAGACCCCGAAGCGCAAGGGTGCGTCTGCTGGTTCGCAGAGTGACAAGCAGAAGGCATGGCAGCAGCTTGTCGAGAGTCACGGCAGCGTGTATAAGGTATGCCACGGCATCTTTGAGTTCGTGACCGCCGTGTGTATGTACCTCGGGCTTGCCCCTGAGCCGTACATCGCCAAGGTCATGGACCAATACCCGATGTACAGATGAAAGAGCGATGGATCAAGGCCTACACATCCCTGCTCGACTGGGAGTTCTTCTTTGACCCGCTGATCCTCAGGACTTGGATTTATCTTCTTTTGAAAGCCAATCACAAAGATGTGGTATGGCATGGTGTTGTTGTCAAGCGTGGTGAACTGGTTACGTCATTGTCCACGTTGTCGAGAGAATTGAGGATGTCCGTTAAGCAAATGCGCCGGGTTTTGGGGGCACTCAAAACGGCAGGCCATATAACAAGCAAATGGGCAAGCAAATATAGTATCATAACAATTTGTGAATATGATATTTACCAATCGGAAAACGGACCAAAAGGGCAAGCAGACGGGCAAGCAAAAGGGCAGGCAAATGGGCAACATAACAAGAATATAATAGAAGATAAAGAAATATCTACTAACGTAGATATACCCCCTATAGTCCCCCCAGGGCTTGAGCCACCGGGGTTGAAAAAGAAGAAAAAAGAGACCAAAAAATATTCCTTCGTCGTCGCGCCTGAGTATGAGGCCGCCTTCACGGCATGGCTGGAATACAAGCACCAGCGCAAGCAGACCTACAAGAGCGATGCGTCGCTCAAGGTGTGCTACAACAAACTCGTGAAGCTGTCCGGCAACAACCCCGACATTGCGATGGCGATAGTCGAGCAGTCCATGGCCAACAACTGGGCCGGGCTGTTCCCGCTAAAACCCGACTACAATGCAACCACAACAAATCACAACGGCGGTGACCCGCGCCGCCAGGAACGAGCCAACCTCGTCGCCGGATATGCAGCAGCTATCTCCCGCCTTACGGCAGAAGACGATGCTCGTGCTTCGGGCGTTCGGAAGCCGTGAGAACTTCACCAAGGTGTGCGGCCCGATGGCTCAGCTTGTCGTCGGCCGCAACCCGAAACTGGCAATCTTGAGCGAGAAGTCCCCGTCGCTTCTTGTAATGAAGAAGGCCTACGGCGACAACTTCCCCGTGGCGTGGCTCATGGAGCAGATCCTCGAGTTGGTTGTCTATTCCAACTCCAAGGGAACGCTGAACGACTACCAAGCTGAGTTCCTCGCTAACACGATAGTCAACGAGCACTACGACCTCAAGGCATCCGAGCTGCTGTTGTTCTTCTACCAGTTCAAGGTTGGAAAGTACGGCCACTTCTACGGTGTGATAGACCCGATGCGCATCACCATCGCACTGGATGAGTTCTGCGACGAGCGTGAGCGCGTCATCGAGCAGCACAGGAAAGAGGTTGAGAAGGCGCAAGCCGCTATGGAAACCAAGCTGCCGTCTGTCAAGCCTGAGGAGTGGTGCCGACAGTGCGGCCTCCCCGAGATGCACTCCGTCATCGAGGTGTATGCGTTCGTCGGCCGTATCAACAACACGATAGACGCTGTGATATATTTCATCAACATCTTATGGAGGTCGTTGCCATGAAGTGCGTAGTCTATTGGAAAAAGTGCGACCCGTCTGCCATCCGGTCCATCCGTGCGAAGTTCGGCATCCCGAACTACACCACGATCAACGGGGAGAGCCCCTGCGAGGTGGACGAGGAGCAGATGAAGCTGCTGCGGCAATGCGAGGAGCGAGGGTTCCTCTCCATCCGCATGAAAAAATGGTGTAAAAATGGTGGCCATTTTGTTTGGTAATCTTGTCAAAACTGACTAACTTTACTGATGTAAATGAGACACATTTACACTACAAGTCAAACTAATTAAAAACCAAGAAGTATGGAGAAAATCCAAGAAATCAACCTGTATGAAATCAGGCCGTCGGCGATGAACCCCCGCAAGACCTTCGACGAGGAGGCCTTACATGAACTCGCCGACAACATCAGGCGCCAGGGGCTGCTCCAGCCCATCACTGTGCGACCTGTCGATGATCAGCTCAACGTGGACGGCACGGTAAGCCGCTATGAGGTAGTGTGCGGTGAGCGTCGCTACCGGGCCTTCCTCCTCAATCAGAAAATCCGCGTAAAAGTCCCCTCTACCATCCCCTGCATTGTCAGGGAACTCACCGACGATGAGGCCTTCGATGCGATGATCACCGAGAACCTGCAAAGGAAGGACGTTGACCCCACCGAGGAGGCCTTTGCCTTCGGCGAGTTGGCCAAGCGTGGCCAGACCACCGAGGAAATCGCCCTGCGCTTCGGCAAGTCCACCCGCTTCGTGCTTGACCGCATTAAACTGAACTCACTCATCCCTGAGTTGGCCTTGAAACTCAAGGACGGCGTGATGTCAATCGGTGCGGCTTTGGTCATCTGCAAACTTGATGAAGATATGCAGAAGGAGTTCTACAACCGCTACAAGAACGACGCAAGCATCTCAAAGTTCAGCGCAGAGCGTTACTGCAACAACATCTTCGGCTACATCAGCAGCAGCGAATGGGTGAAGGGACACCGCCCGAAATTCGAAGGCGGCTGCGGCCGTCAGTGTTCCGGGTGTGAGTTCAACACCAAGAACGCTGGTTGCCTGTTCTACGAGATGAAATGCGATGACAAGACAGCCAAGTGCACCAACCGAGAGAAGTTTAAGGAGAAGACGCGCCACTACCTCATGAGCATCATTGATGCCAAGGCCAAGCAGATAGTCAAAGCCGGTGGCACCCTTGAGTTCGGCAAGATTGCCATTGTTAAGAGCACAAGCAATTATACCAAATACCCCAGCGATGTTGACGCGCTGTGCGCCATGTGCCGTGAACGCGGATACGAGGTATTTAACCGAGAGGATGTCTTTGACTCCTACTCCTGGTATAATGAGGATGACGAGCGGCTAAAAGAAAAGCTCGCCAATCATGAGGTTTACCAGTGCTTTGTCATCAGCACCTACTATGATGGCGTTAATCTGGATATGCGCTACTACAACTTCAAGAAGGATTTGTCCGGTGCGACCAACGAGACAATCAAGGAGGGTGCAGAGGCGCAGAGACTTGCAGAAAAGCTAAACAAAGCCGAGTCCAAGTGCCGTGAGCACAGGGCTGAGGCTTACTCAAAACTATTTGAGTTTGATGTTGACAATTTGAGCGACAAGCCACTAACCGAGAATGAGCTGAATGTCCTTGCCGCATATATGCTCAAGAACAGCTACTATGCCCTGCGTACCAAGTTGATTGGTCACTCAATGTTGCCGCCAGCGTCTGTGGCTCTTGATTATGTGAAGGAGCATCCCGAACAACGCAACACCATCATCCGCGATTATCTGCGTAAGTTCCTGAATTCCAATGATGGCAGCACAGACACTCAACGAGACATTGCCAGTGAGTGGTTCAGTGAGAAAGTCATCAAAATTGAACAGGACTATACCAATGAGCTGAGCAAAAAGACCTCTAAGATAGAGCAGCAGCTTGACGAAATGGGTTACACCCGTGACGGAAAGAAGAAACCTGAGAAGAAGCCACGCAAGCCCAAGCAGTCAACACTGACTGAGCAGTACAACCAAATGAAGGAGAAGCATCCCGACGCGGTGATCCTGTTCCGTGTCGGTGACTTCTACGAGTCCTATTTCCAGGATGCCGTGACCGTGAGCAATACACTGGGCATCGTGCTGACCAAGCGCAACGGGACCACCAACATAGCAGGTTTCCCACACCATGCGCTGGACACCTACCTGCCCAAACTGACGAGGGCTGGCCTGAGGGTGGCCATCTGCGACCAGCTGGACACCCCCGAGAATACCACCAAGCGAGGCAAGAAGTAAATCATGTAATCATCCATTGTGAGTGTCGGCATCCGTGCCGGCACTCGCTTCATTGTTGCACATGAACCATATCAAAGATATTGACAAGTTGTTGAGCGGTTATGCTTACAAACGTGGTGCTGACTTTGCCCAACTGTTTGACCAATGGCTGGACTGGACGATAAGATGGTTCGACCCTGCCTATATCCGCTCAAAGGAATGTGACTTCATCGTCATCACTGACGAGATGATGAAAGACAATGAGACGTTCTTTGAATGCTTCAAACTCATTGCAGAAGATACCGCACACAACATCGAGCAGAAGGGCTGGTATGACGCTTTCGGTACTCTCTACGAGGAAAAAGTCAAGAGTGGCTACAAGGCATCAAGCATGGGGCAGTTCTTTACGCCAGAGAGCTTATGTGACGGCATTGCCAAAATGCTATACACGAAAGAGCGGACGTTCGTCTGCGATCCAGCATGTGGCAGCGGGCGACTGCCTCTGGCCATGTGGGGGAATATCGACAAAGACAAGTTCCACTACTTCGTGCTGGGTGACCTCGACCCGCTGAGCTGCAAGATGAGTGCACTGAACATGATGCTGCACGGCATGTTCGGCATCGTAGAGAGGCGTGATGCGCTGAGGATGGACTTCTTTGGCGGTTACGTCATCAACGAGATGTGTTACCCGTTCCCGTGTGCAATCCCGTCTATCCGTGTGGCTGATGAACTGGAGTGTCGCAAGAACCTTGCCTATGCGAGGTCTATTACTCCGAAAGACGATGACGGCAGCGAACAACAAGCAGTAAAGATTGACACACCGGTTGTTGAACCTGTCGCGGTACCCAGCGAGCCACAACAGCAGCCACAACAGCCGATACAACTTTCACTATTCAACCTTGACGAGCTGTGACATGGATTTCATAGATGACATCAAAGCAATATTGCTTGAGCATTACAAGCCAGCCGAAGTCGGCACCATCACCGACCTTGTCACCGTAGTGCTACAGCATTATGACGTTCAACCAAAGCAGACAGGGCTTGTCGTATACGAGCAGTCCGATGTTGAGCTTGTGCAGAAATTCTTTGTTGCGAAAGTGACGCAAGGGCTTGCTGAAAGAACTTTGGCCCGCTATCGGGAGTGTCTAAAGACCGTGTTGCCCTCGATGAATAAACACATCAAGGACATCACGACAAACGACATACGGGCGCACCTCGTGAAGATGAAGTTGCGGGGTTGTAGTGAACGGACGATGAATAACGACAGGCTTGTTTTGTCCTCGTTTTTCGGGTTTCTCATGAAAGAAGGGGAAATAACCGCCAACCCCGTGGCGAGGATTGCAAAAATCAAGGAGCCGAGAAAATTAAAAAAACCGCTAACTGAACTTCAACTGGAAACGCTGAAACTTAACGCAGGCATTCGAGAAAAAGCGATTATCGAGTTCCTGTATTCAACGGGTTGCCGTGTCGCTGAAATGGTCGGTCTCGACTTGAGTGATGTTGACCTTGAAAAAGGGGAGGCAGTTGTTCTCGGCAAAGGGAAAAAGTACAGGACGGTGTTTTTGACTCCAAAGTGTGTCCTGTATATCAAGAATTATCTATCCACAAGGACGGATAACGAGCCGCCTCTTTTTGTTGGCCAACAGAAACCACATGGAAGGCTTAATATCAGTTCCGTAGGCACATTACTTCGTGAACTTGGAAGGAAGTGCGGAATTGAAAAAGTGCATCCGCACCGTTTCCGCCGCACCTGTGCGACAATGGCCCTGCATCGTGGAATGCCTATTGACCAAGTTCGATTGATGCTTGGCCACGAGAGCATCGAAACAACGACCATCTATGCCGAGGAAAGCATGGACGTAGTAAAACAATCACACGCTAAATACCTATAACAACATGAAACAAATCAGACCACCCACCAGGCTCATCAGTTAGCCTTAACGAGTTTAATTAACAGACAACTATTTAAACATAGTCACGATGATAAAGCTAAATATCTATGCGATGAAATCCCACTCGCAGTCTATCGCGCGCGGCGACTACACCGAGAACACCTCGCCGATGGCTATCATCCTTCGTGAGACGAGATCCTGGTGCAAGCTCCACCAGGCGCAGATGGACAGCAAGGTGCAACCCGAGGCGCTGTCACGCTTCGAGGGCTACACCTTGCGTGAGGAGGCCGCCGCCGAGGTTATCGTCTCCATGATGGAGTACATGCAGCACATCGGCTGCAAGGACATCGAGGGGCTCATCCGTCGCATCGTAGAGCAATAGTGGCTGTGTCGGTTGTTGAGTGATGATGTAATTTAAGTGATGATGACAACAAATGACACAGAACATTTCTATCGCGCTGATGGACTACAACAAGGGCCAGCTAAAGGGCCTACCCAAGAACCCGAGATTTTTCCGGGACTACCGCTTCGAGGCCATGAAGAAGAGCATCGAGGAAAGCCCAGAGATGCTTGAACTGCGGGAACTCATCGTGTTCCCCTACGACAACGGCCGCTACGTCGTCGTGTGCGGCAACCTGCGTCTGCGTGCCTGCAGGGAACTTGGCTATGCCGAGCTGCCGTGCAAGGTGCTTGACGCCAAGACCAAGCCCAAGAAACTGAGGGAATACGCCACCAAGGACAACGTGAGCTTCGGCGAGACCGACCATGACATCCTGAACAACGAGTGGGACAAGAGCGAGTTGCAGGACTGGGGTGTCGAGTTCGCCCCCGAGAAGGAGACGGACGAGTTCAAGGAACGGTTCGACGCCATCACGGACGACACCGCCCTGTATCCGCTGATCCCGAAGTACGACGAGAAGCATGAGCTGTTCATCATCCAGTCGGCGAGCGAGGTTGACAGCAACTGGCTCCGTGAGCGCCTGGGCATGCAGCGCATGCGATCGTACAAGACCGGGAAGGTGAGCAAGAGCAATGTTATCGACATCAAAGACGTGCGCCATGCCCTTGAAGATAGTCATCCCCAGCCACAAGCGTCATGACATGGTGCTGTCCAAGCGTCTGGTCGTTGACCCCATCATCTGCGTCGCCGAGAGCCAGGCTGACATCTACAGGGAGTACAACCCCGAGTGTGAGATTGTCACCCATCCCGATGACGTGGTGGGGCTGATACCCAAGCGCAACTGGATGGCCAGGCACTTCGGTGACCTGTTCATGATTGATGATGACGTCCATGTCGTCAAGAGCCTCGTCGTGGAGAAGGGCGAGTCCGGTGTCATCCGCGACCCCGGGAAAATCACCCACATCATCGAGAGCCTGTATGAGCTGGCGTGCATGCTGGACGTCCACCTGTTCGGCTTCACGTCACGCATCAGCCCCGTGATGTACGATGAGAACGGCTACTACTCCCTGAGCAAGATGATCACCGGCTGCGCCTATGGCGTCCGCTACGACAAGAACGTCTGGTGGAACGAGGAACTGAAGCTCAAGGAGGACTTTTGGATCAGCTGCTACATGAAGTTCAAGGAGCGGAAAATCCTCACCGACCTGCGATACAACTTCTCCCAAAAGGGGACGTTCGTCAATGCCGGAGGTCTGGCCGCCATCCGCAACGTGGATGAGGAGCGCCGCTCGATACTGTTCATCAAGAAGCATTTCGGTGACAGCATCGGCCTGAAGGGCCCGACGAACAACGGGAAGGACAAGACCCGCTCGATGGTCCAGTACAACATATCGGCCAAGTTCAAATTCTAATGTCAACAAGAGTTAAGGAGACGGAAATGGCGGCACTTGCGTTGCCTGTCATCCGTCAATTATGCCTAACTTTATGTGTCAAACGAAAGGAGTTGATATGATACTGAGAACAAAGAACGGATATGATTTCTTCGAGTGCTCGTCGGCCATGCAGAAGGCCATCAGGCGAGCCGATGAGCGTGTGGCCGGATTCTTCGCCCTGGAGCTGTGGTCCAGCGGCTATCGTGACTATGTTTGGAAGCGCCTGTTCACCATCAGCGCCGAAGACTGCTACGGCCTCATCACCCATGAGGTGGAGTCGCTGTGGCAGGGGCACGAGCTGGTGAACAAGGGCGCGAAGGAGCCGAAAGGCCGTATTTTCGTGAGCAAGGCGGTGCTGCTGCTGTGCGACTGCCGCAAGTGCCGCGACGCCGACCACCTGCAGAACTTCATCTACGACCGTCAGGACGTGGACGTTGAGCGGTGGATTGATGACGTGAGGCTGCACCCGCTGCCTGTCCCGGAATACACTTTCGACGTGCACACCCGCAAGGGTAAGAGAATGGGCAGAACCAAGGAGGAGTTCTTCAGAGAGGAGCGTGATGCGCTCCGTCCGAGAGTCCCCGGTCTGTTCGACGACTTGTTTTAACACACTTCGGCGCCGCTGCAATTTCGTGGCGGTGCCGCTTTTTCACTAACTGTTACCAAGCGTTAAGGTGGTAAAATGGCGGTATGCGACGATTGCATATATCGTCATAAAACGCTAACTTTACAGTAAATAATTCAATAAGTCAAACCAATTAAAACCAAGAAGTTATGAAACCGACAAGTTTATCACCTGAGTTCTACAAGAAACTGTATAACGAGATCATCCGCGACTACGACTTTGACCCCGATGTGGACGACATCGACGAGTCCCAGTGCTCCACCTACATCGAAGTCGATGATTTCGATGGCTACTTCATCAGCTTCAAAGCCACCTATGAGTTCAACGTCATCGACGACTCGTTTGACCACGCCTTCGGTACCGAGCACGGCTACCACTGCGAGGTCGGCGGGTTCATTGACATCGACGAGGTGACCATATACAAGGGCGACGAGAAGATGGACGGCCTTTTCGATTACGATGCCTTCTTTGAGCAGTTCCAGGAGCGCGAGGTGAGATTCATGAGCGGCACGGTCATCAGCAGTGGTGACACTGTCATCGCCGACTGCGGCTACAACCGCTTCGAGGTGGTGAGGTTCATGTACAAGGACACACTGAGCGGCCAGTACATCTGCGAGCGTGACAATGTCCTCCGCCCCACCAAGGCCTACAAGAGGATTTATCCAGACACCGAGACCAACCGCCGCAACGCCAACCTTAACATCAGATAAGAACATGCTGGAAGGATTCAACGAGCACACCGAGCCCCTGACCGACTATGAGCGCAATATCCTGCTGCCTGTCATCGCCAAGGGTTTGAGTCTGCGTGTCGGCGCCAAGCGTGCCGTGCGCAACAAGGAGATTGTGTCTGCCATGCACAAGGCCCACTACGAACTGAGCGAGGCGAGGCTTCGTAAAATCATCAACCACATCCGCTGCTGCGGCTATGTCAAGTGCCTTGTCGCTACGAGCAAGGGCTACTATGTCGCCACCAGTCCCGCCGAGATGGAGAGCTACATCACGTCACTTGGAGGCCGTGAGGGTGCCATCCGCACCGTGCGTGAGGCTATGGAGCGCCAGCTGGACGAATGGAGGGAAATCATCAACAGAAAATAATCATCATCACAATGTTCAGGAATCTAAGAAAAAGACTCATGCGGGGCAATCATGCCTCGCCGTACTACGGCACCAATGAGGCGCTGTTCGGTCCTGGTACCGATATGCCGATGAGACAAGACACCGGCACGAATGACGGCAACGCGCTGAAGGCATCCTGTCAGATTGCAGACAACGAATGGGAGCGCAGACGCTTCGAACTGGTGAAGATGCTCGTCGCGCAGGAACGGCGCTCTGTCGTGCTCGGCAAGCTACAGGCCAACAACAGGCAGATTGCCGAGAATGCCCGCAGGCTTGCCGATGCCACGATAGCGGAATTAGTTAACCATCCATACCGAGAAGACTATGACACAGGAAAACAGAAAGACGGATGACGGTCTGAGTGACGCGGAGATCAAGGCCGTCGGCAGAATCACCATCGGCTGCATGACAGCCATTGCCGCCGTGCTGGCGTGTCTGATCGTGGTTGGTATCATCGAAATAGTCAAATCAATATTATAAACCGAGAGAGTTATGGTAGAAATCAAGTTCAATCTGAATGATGCCCTTGCCATCCAGAAGGGCGAGAAGTTCGGCATGGTCAAGACCCGCGACGGCAAGCCCGCGAGAATCGTGTGCACCGACGCCAAGGGCAATTTCCCCGTGGTCGCGCTGATTGACTGCGGCGGTTTCGAGTCGCCGTCCAACTACACAGCCGACGGCAGGAACGACTGGCGCGACAACGTGACAAGCAACATGGACCTGGTCATCGAGACGGAAGGGGGTGAGGATTAGCCGTGCCACGGGTGACGATTAACGGCCGTGGGCCGTTCTACGAGATACCCTACATGTGCGGAGTCTGCAGATGCTTCCTGCCCGACAACATCAGGCAGGTCGGCGGCATGGGCTGGTGTACCATGTGGGAAAAGAGAAAGAGATACTACGACTCGCTGCCCAAGCGATGCACCCAGATGTTTGAGGGAGCGTTCCGCATCGGCGGCGATGTCGTGCTTGTAGAGAAAGGAGATTGACATGTACAAGCCATACCGAGAATGGAAAGTCACCATCAAGGAGGTGGGACGAGAGAAGATTACAACCGAGTACCACGGGCGCTACGACCTCAATGATGTCCGTGAGCACTTCGGCCTTGAGGCTCCCGACGTGGAGTGGTACACCATCGAAGACAAAAACAAGAAACCGACATGAGCGAGACAAAAAGAACCGTTGAGGGGCGGGAGTGCTGCTACTGCCACAGGAACCTGCCCATCACCTATTTCCCAATCAAGCCAGGCATGAAGCACGCCCGCTACAAGATGTGCCGCGACTGCCACACGCTCGGCCACTCCTGTGTCACCAAGCCTAAACCAGAGCCAAAGCGACGCAAGTTCGCCAACGATGAGGAGCGGAAAGCCGCACAGCGGGAGTGGCAGCGGCTCTACAGGGAAAAGAACAGGGAGAAGAAGCGTGAGGCCAACCGCGCGTCATATTGGCGCAGAAAAGGCATGGAGGCTCCTGAGGAAAAGCAGAGATGCGGCCGCAAGCCGATACTCACCACCGAGGAGCGTAAAGCCAGGCGCAGAGAACATACCAAGAAATGGGTTGAGAACAACCGTGAAAATGTCCGCGCCGCCCAGCGCAGGTACTACCAGAAGAAAAGGGAGAAGCTGATAGCCAAGAACATCAAGTACCAGCAGGAGCACAAGGATGTGAGGGCGAGAGCCTACGCGGAGCGCAAGGCCAATGGCGAGAAGGAAGCCGCAGAGACCGGCCGTTTCTACTGCACGCTGTGCCACCGCGTCATGGATGCCGAGGCGTTCATCTTCGACGGAAGGCAGTACAAGCTGTGCAACGAGTGCCGCGTCAAGCAGAAGATGCGCAAGACCGCGAAAACAAGGGAAGCGCTGCACGAGCCTGACAAGGAACGCAAGCCGAAAGGCCCGCACGGCACCAACCCGCGCTTCGAGTACAACCGCCAGTACTGGCAGGATCACAAGGACATGCTGAAGGCCAAGCGCTGCGCCGCCCTTGACGAGTCCAAGGCCGTGGTGACCGACAGGTTCATCGTGGATATGTACGAGAAGGGCTACTCGCTGGGCGACATATCCTCACGCCTTCAGGTGACCGTCGGCCACATCCGTGAGGTCATCGAGCGTGACGGATGCCGCGGACAGGAGGTACGGCTGTGCTGCGACTGCTGGCTGTACCCGTGCTTCACCGGTATCGAGAACATGAGCAGCAACCTCGCCCTGACGTGCCAGAAGTGGCACAGGAAGGAGGATGCCTCATGAGGAAAAAGAGGCTGCGGCTCTACCGCTTCATGTCGGCAGACGAGTACGGGAAACTCATCGCTGGCGTGAAGCTGGCCAACGACACCATTCACGCCGACCACGGATGCCACACAGACGCCGTGGGCTTCTGCTGGTCGCCGGTTCCTCCGTTCCAGTCCATCCGCTACCTGAGCGGCATCGTTGACACCGCCTATTGCGTGTGCGCTATCTTCCCGGTCGGCAAGGTCAGGAAGTGCCGTGGCAGGTACAATGTCCGCGGCGGCTGGAAGAATGAGTACTGCTGCACGTCCTACTCGCTGGATGACATCGAGCTTGTCTACGCGTCGAGGGACTGGAGCCACTTACCGGGCAAGAAAGAGACCGACGCCATCCTGCGTTCGTTCGGGATGGTGCCGACCGACAAACCGATAACCGATAAAGAATTGAATTTATGAACAGAAAAAGATTTTTTGCGGGAGTGATTCTCCCGTTCCTGTTCGGGGCAAGCGCTCCGACTGAGAAAAGAAAAAGAAGACGTGTCTATTTGTTGAGGTTCAACACGAACTTCCGCTGGTACAACAAAGACCGAAACCGCCAGCTGTACCGATTCAGCGTGCATGGCGAGCCGGTGATGGCCTACTCCCGCAAGGATGCCATCAAGCGCTTGGTTCATGCCGACCTCAAGAACCGCAGGAGGGTGAGACGATGAATATACCGACCAAAGAACAGCTCACCGCCCTGCGTGATGAGTGTCACAAGATAGCCTGTGACAATGGTTTTGAAGACGAGCAACTGTCAGAGCGACACAGCCTGTGTATGGTCATCACTGAACTCGCCGAGGCCGTGGATGCTGACAGGAAAGACAAACACGCCGACATCAAGACTTTCAACGCCGCTTTGGACGGATTCGACTGTGAGATTGCCTTTGAGGGTTACATCAAGGACACCGTCGAGGACGAGTTGGCCGATACCGCAATCCGCATACTCAGCCTTTGTGGCATGTCCGGCTACGACATAGGTATCGGTGTCACTGAAATAGTCAAGAAAGGAGATTTCTCGGTAGAGTTAGCCTATTTCAAGAGTGCTCGATTTACCGAGTGTATCTTTACGATAGTCGAAGACCTCATGACCGTAGGGTGTGACCTCGCACTGTATGACTTGTTCATTCTCGCCGACGCCCTCAACATCGACCTGATGGAGCACATCAGGCTCAAGATGGAGTACAACCGCACCCGTGAACACCTTCACGGCAAGCGGTATTAACAAACAAAAAACCGATTCACAAGAAAATGAGAGTGTTTTCAATCATCTGCTCGGTGATCGTCATCGCGATCCCGACATTCAGTTTCATCTACACCGCCGTGAAGGGCCGCAAGGCGACATCGACGCGCAAGGAGTACGTCAAGCTGTCGCTGCTGCCGAGCATCGTCCTGTGGGCGGCATCCATGGCGCTCCTGTGGGGCGCTGGGGTGTTCAAAAACTTCTTTTAATCATGAGCAAGTACATTGTTACCGGCAGCGAGGGCTTCATCGGAAAGGCCCTCGTTGCTTTCTTGTGGCCCAGGGCCATGAGGTTATCGGCATCGACCGCAAGAACGGCGACGAGGCGTCCGACATCGGCAAGTTCCTTGTCAGCAACGATGATGTGGCAGGTGTTTTCCACCTGGCCGCCCAGACCTCGGTGTTCAATCCCGAGATAGAGCAGATACGCAAGGACAACATCGACACGTTCATCACCGTCTGCAACCAGTGCGCCTATGCGGGCATCCGTCTGGTGTACGCCTCGTCGTCCACCGCGGCCCCTGGGAACGCCACCTCGATGTATGGCATCAGCAAGCGTTTCGACGAGCTCTACGCGCGCCTCTACCACGATGACGCTTGGGGTGTGCGCCTGCACAACGTCTACGGTCCCGACCCGCGTGAGGGGACTCTACTTTGGCATCTGATGAACGACGAGACCGTGGACATCTTCAACATGGGCTACAACATGCGCCACTTCACCCACATCGACGACGCCGTGCGCGGGCTCTACCAGGTGATGACCGACGAGAGCCTGCTCAAACTCGGCAGCAAGGTGTTCAACCTGGCCAACCCGAACGCGATGAGCGTGACGGAATTCGCCCGCGAGGTGAGCGCCCGCAACGGTGTCAGGCTCGTCTTCCGCGGAGGAGCCGTCGCCCGCGACAATTCAGTCCAACGCATCGACGATAAGATTGTTTTGCTATCTTTGCGGTACAAAACAGTGGAGGAAGGGCTGGATGCCGTCTTGGGCAAGAGGGACTGTTCGTATCTCGGCGAGATTGTCGCCGTGTAGTCCCCCTGTCGAGAACTCGGGGAGCCGGGGTCGGGAAAACCGTCCTCGGTATCCCTTTTTTCGGGGGAAACCGTCTGAAACGGGAAATAAAAATCGGGAGAAAGGAAACAAAAGTGCCAAATCAGGCAATTTATTAGCGTTTCGTTCACTTTATTGAGACTTTTTCTCATTTTCCGTCGCTTTTTATACGCAGATCAACGCCTAAATTATACGCAACATCATGGCACAGCAAAAAGACAACACAAGACCTTTAACGCCCAAGCAGGAGAAGTTCTGCCGCAACTACGTCGAGATAGGCAACGCAAGCGAGGCCTACCGCCTTGCCTACAACTGCGCCAACATGAAGCAGAGCACCGTCTGGGAGTGCGCAAGCAAGTTGCTCAGCAACCACAAGGTTGCCACAAGGATAGCCGAGCTGCAGGAGGAGTATGCCGAGGCTACCAGGGTTGACCGAGCAAAGGTCGAGAAAGTCCTCATGGGCATCGTGGAGGTTGACCCCACCGACATGTACTACATCGACGAGGTGACGGGCAGGCCGAGGCTCAAGGCACCCAACCAAATGCCCGTGCACATGCGCAAGGCCCTCAAGAAGATCAAGAACAGCAAGGGCGAGGTGTCCTACGAGTTCAACGGCAAGACCGAGGCAGCCAAGCTGCTTGCCTCGATGAACGGCTGGGAGGCACCGAAGAAAGTCGAGATGGGCGGCAACATGGCCATCGAGGGCAAGCACGTCATGGACTTCTCGGGACTGCCCGAGGATGACGAGCCCGAGCAATAGCAAAATGTCACACAAGGGAAGTTTTGGCAAAATGCCAACAAAACCCGGCAAAAGTGTGGCAAGTGTCAAATAAGGGAGATAGAGCAAAATGTCAAAAGAGGTGGTTTTTCGCTACGATTACCGGATGTTCAATCCGAACGGGTGGCAGCTCATGCGCTTCATGCGTGAGCCGTCCGTGCGTTTCATCATCCTCTATGGCGGCTCATCGTCCGCCAAGTCGTACAGCGCCGCCCAGGTGATCCTGATGATGACGATGTTCGACGGAGAGAACACCCTCGTCTTCCGCAAGGTCGGCGCATCAATCGAGAAGTCCATCTATGAGGACTTCCGTGTGGCGTGCAAGCAGCTGCACATGGACGAGTGGTTCAAGTTTACCCGCAACTCCATCCGCTGCAGCTACAACGGCGCGAGGATAGACTTCAGCGGCCTGGACGACCCCGAGAAAATCAAGGGTATCTCCAACTACAAGCGGGTGCACCTGGAGGAGTTCAGCGAGTTCGAGGAGAGCGACTTCAAGCAGATACGCAAGCGTCTGCGCGGTAAGGAAGGCCAGCAGATCAGCGCGACCTTCAACCCCATCCGTGAGACGCACTGGATAAAGAAGTCATGGTTTGACAGCGAGAAGTGGCACGATGTCTCCATGCGTGTCACCATCGACGGCCGCCGCATCCCTGCCAGGCTCACCGAGGTGAAGTCCCTGCGGATGAACGAGCCGAAGACCTACATCAACCCGAGCACGGGAGCCATGGAGGACCATGCGCCCGACACCGTCATCATCCAGTCCACCTACATGAACAACTTTTGGGTAGTCGGTTCCCCTGATGGGACGTATGGCTACTACGATGAGCAGTGTGTGGCCGACTTCGAGAAGGACAGGCAGCGCGACCCCGACTACTACCGCATCTATGCCCTCGGCGAGTGGGGCGTCATCCGCACGGGCAGCGAGTTCTTCGGCTCGTTCAACACCGGCAGGCACACCGCACCGACGGCATACGACACCGACTACCCGATACACGTCGGCGTGGACAACAACGTATTGCCCTACATCTCCGTCTCGTTCTGGCAGTACATCACCGAGGATGGCCAGCGCATCGTGCAGTTCGGTGAGCTGTGCGCCGAGAGTCCCGACAACACCGTCAAGCGTGCCGCCAAGGCCACAGCCATGTGTCTGCGCTCGATGGGCTACTCAGGCAAAGTCTATCTCCATGGTGATGCCAGCACCAGGGCGGCGAACACCATCGACGACGAGAAGCGGTCGTTCCTCGACCTGTTCATCTTCACCTTGGAGGGTGAGGGTGTCGATGTGGTGGATTGCGTTGGCAACAAGAACCCGAGCGTGGCCATGACCGGTGAGTTCATCAATGCCATCTTCGAGGGCCATGTGCCAGGCATAGACATCACCATCGGCAAGGAGTGTCCCGTGTCGATAGAGGACTACCTGAGCGTGCAGAAGGATGCCAACGGGGCGATCCTCAAGACCAAGGTCAAGAACAAGACCACCAACCAGACCTATGAGGAGCACGGCCACCTGTCTGACACGTTCAGGTATGTTGTGCATGACCTGTTGCGTGAGGAATACGTCCTGTTCAGCAACCGCCGCAAGCGCAACCTGTTCGCCCGTGACGGCGCCATCAGATTCTACAATCCCGCGACGGCAGACAGTGCTGTGGTCTCCAGCCGTGTGCTGTATGTGCTGCCGAACATCAATGGGCGTTTCTGCCTGCTTGAGGGTGCGCTGGTCGGCGATCACTGGCGTGTGGTGGATGTGGTGTACCGTGAGAACACCTCGACGGACGAGATAGCCGGTGCCGTCGAGAGCCGCGGCGGTGACATGTGCATCGTCGAGTGCGGTGAGGCCTATTACCAGTTCGTCCGCAGGCTGAGGGCGACGGCAGGCATGCCCGTGAGGGTGTGTGATGAGGAGCGCGACCCGGCCAGGCGCATAGCGGCGACAAGTGACTTCGTCCGCTCGAATGTGCTGTTCAACGAGACGGCCGTCAACGAGAGCGGTGACTATTCTGAGTTCGTCACCCACCTGCTGGACTACAATGCCGACAAGGGCCGTGACATCGAGGCCAGCGTGCTGCTCAGCGGCTTCGTTTCGTATGTCATAAAAAAATAGGCTTTTCGGGTCAATTCGGCTTAATATAGTGTTTCATAGCTTTTTAGGGACTTTTTCGGTCTCTTGTCTCTTTTTGAGATTTCAAGAAATTGGAGTAACCGAAAAGCGAAAAATTTACATTTGCACAAAACGACTGACATGGGATTCTTTCAAGACATATTCCCGATGAGGAAGAAGGTCGCGGGCAGCCAGCCTGCGCCCGACGTTCCCGTTGTCACCAACGCGCCGACGGCGGCAAGGTTCACCACGCTGACCACCGAGATGCTGGAAGGTATCCTCCATCCGAAGTACGCGGGTGATAATTTCCTGACGCTGTTCGCCACAGTCCCCGAGGTGTTCTGGCCGATAGACTTCATCGCCAGCCGCGTCGCAGGGGCGAGTTTCGTCGTGAGGCGTTCGAGTGACGACAGCGTGGTGTGGCGCCTGTCACATCCCGTGAACGGCATACTGAGCAACCCGAACTGCCTGATGGGCTGGTACGAGTTCATCTACAACCACTTCGTGTACAAGCTCTGCACCGGCAACGCATTCGTGCGTGCCGCTATGGGCGACCACCTGGATGCGGAATCCTTGAAGTGGAAGTACTGCGACACCTACTGGAACCTGCCGAGCAGCAAGGTGCAGGTGGAACCTTTGCGGCACTACAACCTGCCGTTGTTCGGTGTCACGCCTGGCGGCATTGACGACATCGTGTCGGGTTACCGGCTGGCGTTCGGTGACAAAGCCTCAGAGCTGATACCGTCATACCAGGTGTGGCATGACCGCGACGGCCTGCCCAGCTACGGCGGCCGCGTCGGCTTCCTGAAGGCCATGAGCCGTCTCGCCCCGCTGAAGAAGCCCATCGGTAACCTCATTGCGGTGTACTCCGCACGAAACATCATCTACGTCAAGCGCGGTGGTGTTGGCTTCATCGTCCAGCAGCAGCAGGACAAGGCGGGCACTGTGGCGATGACCAAAACCGAGAAGAAGGAGTTCGTCAAGGAACTGACCGAGACCTACGGCTTCGGTGAGGGCCAGTTCCCGTTCGGTGTCTCGAACATCCCCATGTCATTTGTCAGGACGAACCTCAGCATCAGCGAGCTGCAACCGTTTGACGAGACGCTTGCCGATGCCATCACCATAGCGGGTGCCTACGGCATCCCGAGCGTGCTTGTTCCCCGCAAGGACCAGGCTACGTTCAGCAACCAGGCGACAGCGGAGAAGGCTGTGTATTCATCAGTCGTCATCCCGTTGGCCAAGCGTTTCTGCAAGGACTTCACAACCTTCCTGCGTATGGAGGAGGGCGGAAGCAAGTACTACCTTGACTGCGACTTCTCCGGCGTTGACTGCCTGCAGGAAGGGCTGAAGGAGGCCGAGGAGGTCAAGAAACTTGTCAATGAGCGTTGCCTGGAGCAGTTCAACAAGGGCCTCATCACCCTTAACGACTGGCGAGGCCAAATCGGCGAGGCCATGATTGAGGAGTCTGAGCTGCCGCTGGCGAGCAAGCTGAAGTGGCAGATGACCGATGAGGAACTGGCCACAGTGGAGAAGATTTTCAATTCATCAATTACTAACAATAATCAACAACAGGAAGATGGGAAAGAACAACAACCAGAACAGGGAAGTGCTGTACAAGGGTAACTGGTACGGCGTGCAGACCAAGGATGTTGACGAGCAGGAAGGATTGGTAACTGTTGCGGTCAACGGATTCAACATCATGGACAGCCAGGGCGACATTTCCATGCCCGGCTCGTTCAAGAAGACACTGAAGGAGGGCTTCAAGCGTCTGAAGTGGTTCCTCGATCACGACGTGCACAAGCAGATCGGTGTGCCCGTCGAGGGTTACGAGACCGACACCCACCTGGTGATGACTGGCAGGATCGCCAAGAACACCGCGCTGGGTCACGACGTGCTGGAGCTGTACAAGCTGAATGCCGAGTGCGGCCACGAGATGGAGCACTCCATCGGCGTGACTGCCATCAAGCGTGACGAGGAGAACCGCGCCAAGGTGCTTGAGTGGCGTCTCTACGAGTACTCCACCCTCATGGGCTGGGGCGCCAATCCTTCGACGTTCCTTGTGGACATCAAGACGGCCACCAACGAGCAGGTGCGCCATGCCGTTGAGTACATGCGACAGGCCTTGACCAAGTGCAATCTCACCGACCGGTTAAGCAGGAAATTCGATATGGACTTGATATTGATGTTGAAGGCCCTGAACGGCGGGAATATCGTCACCTGCCCCTATTGCGGCCACCAGTTTGACTTTGACGATGAGCAGCTGCACACGTTCCAGCAGCAGGTGATCGAGAACGCCGGCATGTATATCGGCTGGCTGCGTCAGGACATCGTTGCCGAGCGCGTGCAGGAGATGGAACCCGAAATCCGTGCCGAGGTGATTGCCATCATCGACGCTGTGCTCTCCAAGGAGGGCGGTGTCGATAACATCACCGAGAAGTCCCTGGAGGATTTCACAAACTACGTCCGTTGCCCCCATTGCTGGGGCAAGGTCTACCAAGCAAACAAATTATTGCAAGACGCCCCCGGCGAGGGAGCAACTACCGAGGAGCCGTTGACCGACACTCCGAAGAGTGAGCAGCCCGACGCCGCGAGCAAGGAAGCCGACAGTGTCACTTCCATGTTTTTCAAGGGTCTGAGCGATAAGATTAGTTAATAACCTTTTCAAAATCGCAAAACAATGACTGAACAAGAGAAGAAAGAACTTGAGCAGCAGCAGGACGCATTCCTCAAGAGCATTGAGGGTAAGATGCAGTCTATTGTTGACAATGCCATCGCAGGCCTTATCTCCAAGGATGAGGTGACGAAGCAGGTCAACGAAGCCATCAAGGGCTTCGAGGACGAGCACAAGGTAAAGGCCAACGAGGAAATCCAGGAGCTGGCCAAGCAAATCAAGACCCTCGGCGAGAGCATCTCCAAGATGAAGCAGTCTGGCGTGACCAATGACCAGATCAGCAACTTCGCCAAGAGGATTGACGAGATGATGGACAGCGAGAAGTTCCAGGACTTCGTCCAGGGCAATACCCGCAAGTCGGGTGCCTTCGACGGATTCAGCCTGAAGGACATCGTAAGCATCACCGCCAACGGTGCCGACGGTGCCAACTACACCGGCGACAACCTGATTTCACGTCAGGACAACCGCTACTTCAGTAAGTACAACCCTGCCAAGCTGCACTTGCGTGACATCGTGAACGTGCTGCAGGGCGACCCCGAGCACCCCACCCACACCTTCGGCCAGGTGGACAGCGTGGACCGCAACTTCCGTTATGTCACCGAGAATGGCGAACTCCCCGAGAGCGCATTCACACTGAAGGAGGTCACCGCCAACACCGCCCGCATCGGTACGCACCTGAAGGTGTCTAAGCGTATGCTCAAGAGCCGCATCTTCGTGCGCTCATGGCTCATCGCCACACTGCCCGACCGCATGTACCTCGCTGAGGACTGGGGTATGCTGTTCGGCGACGGAGCAAGTGAGAACATGCTCGGTATCGCCAACATGACCGGCTGCACCCCCGTTGAGACCATCATCACTGGCCCCATCGTGAGCATCGCAGCTGGCGGTGTGAGCTCGTACACCAGCTACAACAGTGGCGCCGACACAATCCTTGAGTTCGCTGCCCCGCAGCCCGACATCCTGGAAGGTATGAAGATCACCCTCGCCGCAACCGGCGTGAGTGCCGCCAACACCACCTATGATGTCATCAAGATGAACGACCGCCAGATTCTGCTGAAGGGTCTCGCCTACAGCAGCGACCTGACCGCTGCCAGCACCACCGCCACCGTGCAGCACGGCGCTTACCACAGCGTTACCCTGCCCAACTCGTCTGACGTCATTAAGACTATCATCGCTGTGATGAACTACGCTCAGTACAGCCCCAACGCCATCGTGCTGAACCCCATCACCGTGAACGCCATCGAGTGCGAGAAGGACACGACCGGCCGCAACCTGGGCCTCGTCGTCGGCAACAACGGCGTGAAGTACATCGGCGGTGTTCCCGTCATCGAGATGAACAGCATCCCCGTCGGCAAGTACTTCGTCGGTGACTTCTTGAAGGGCGCTGACCTGATTGACTACACCTCGCTGAGCATCGAGTTCGCCGAGGACGTCAATACTAAGCTGAAGAACTACGTCGCAGTCATCTGTCAGGAAGAGGCCATCTGGGCTGTTTACATGCCTTGGGCATTCGCCTACGGTTCGCTTGCTGACGTGAAGACCGCAATCACCAAGTCGTAAGTCATGAAGTATCTCTTAGAAGGTCCGCAGGCTGACGTGGTGCTTCAGGAGAACCGCTACCGCATCGCTTTGGGGATGGTGAAAATCACCCCCATTGCCGATGAGGTGGAGCAGCCCGCCGAGAAGGAGCCCAAAGAGCCCAAGGAACCCGAGCAGCCCGAAGTCCCTGAGACCGACAAGGAGCAGGAGCAGGAGCAGCCCGTAGTTCCCGAGACTCCCGAAGTTCCCGAGGTTGATGCCAAGGAGGCCCCCGTAGAGGAGGACACCAAGGAAGTCGAGCCCGAGGGCGACAGCAAGGAAGTGACCGAGAACACTGACTCCAAGGAGACTCCCGTAAAGGAGGACACCAAGGAAGCGGCACCCAAGAATTCAAAGAAAGCCAAGAAGTAGGATTGACCATGCTTATCGATGTTTCATATTTCACCAGCGGCCCGCGGCAGATCATGAACGCCACGGCGAAGGCATTGCCCAACCAGAACCAGTTGAGCGTGAACATAGCCATCATGGGTTATGTCAGGCACTACCAGCTGGCGTTCCTTTGCGAGATGCTCGGTGATGCCTTGGCGGTATCACTCGACACTTACATCGCCGAGAAGGATGCCGCCGAGAAGGACGACCTGGCTTTCGAAGCCAATGAAGGCTACGAGATGCTGATGTCCAAGCTGCGCGAATCCTTTGCCGACTATGTCTTCTTCTACATCCTCCGTGACGCGGCCACGCAGGCCACTGACCGAGGCCTTGTCGTCTGGAAGAATGAGAACGAGGTCGTGTCGCCCATCAGCAGGCAGGTGTCCGTATGGAACGAGATGGTGGACAGGAACATCCGATTCATGGTATGGGCAGGGACGCAATCCTCTGCACCCTACTCTCTTGCCGTGGTGTCTGACAACATGGTAACCCACATCAATCCCTTCAACCTATGAGCAGCGAGATAGTGGATATTTTCGCCGATGCCGTGAGGGAACTGGGTGATGGTCTGACAATCACCATGCCCGACGCGCTGAATCCCGAGACCTTTGTCGCCGTCGATAACCCCCATGTGTCCTATGTGTTCGGCAACGCCCGTTACTTCAAGGACGACCTGGACGACAAGACGAAGGCCGAGGTGACCGGCATGGGCAAGTTCCCCGTTGTCTGCCTGTTCTCTCCCATCAGGGAGAAGCGCAACCAGGAAGACCCTGTGAGCCACCAGTACTACACCACGGCGAAGGTGAACCTGCTTATCGCCTGCTCAAGCACGAAGGATTGGAGCAACCAGCAGCGGAAGGTCTACTCGTTCGAGAATATCCTCAGGCCGATATACCGAAGGCTGATGGAGGTGCTCGAGCGTGACCGCCGCCTCGACTGGGGTTATGGAGGCAAGATACCGCATGAGTATTCCGAGAACTACTCCTATGGCAGATACGGCGCATACACCGATGCCCAAGGCAACGCCGTGAGTGAGCCGATTGACGCCATTAACATCGTTAATCTGCAATTAAAAGTCAAAATCAATAACTGCACAAGAAAATGAGACCTATCCGTAATTGTAAGCGCGGTGTGCTGAACACCGGCAAATCGCAGTGTCCTCTCGATCTGGCGCACATCATCGGCGCTATGGTCGTTGAGGCTGGTTTCGAGTTCCCCGAGACTCCCACCGCATCATCCCTGAAGGAGGCGTGCCATGCAGACCGTCCTGACCGCATCATGCCCATTGTCACGTTTGTCGAGTACGCCAAGGAAGGCGGCGAGGCCAGCGTGAGCGCCGTGGGCTACGGCGGCAACCAGGTCACCGGCATCAGTCCCAGGACCGACACGTTCACCCTCGCCCAGCACGACCCCGCATTGGCCGCTTCGCTGAGCAAGGCGATGAACCTGCCCTTCGAGTTGTTCTATTTCGATGAGAACAACGTGGTCTATGGCCGCCGTGTCGGTGACGCCCTCCGTGGCTTCCCCATCACCACGCTCTACCCCACCGTCACCCCTCATCCCACGAGCAGCAACCCCGCCACCCTGACGGTATCGTTCGCGTTCAAGAACTCCCGCGACGCCATCGAGGACTTCGACTATGTTGAGCTGGACTTCAACCTGGAGGACAACCTTGTCATGCTGACCGAGGTCGAGCTGGTAAGCACCGGCACCAACAAGTACAAGATCGTCGAGAAGGTCGGCGGCTATGACCTGACCGCACAGTACGGTGAGGCCATCGCCACCGAAGCATCGTCTGTATTCAACGGCGTGAGTGCCGCCAACTACGACAGTGACGCCAACGAGCTGACTGTCACCCTGGCCTCCGGCGCCACCGCTCCCACGCTGAAGTCACCGTCGGCACTCTACACCGCCGGCATCTACGGCATCTCGGCATGATTGTCGATGGCGTGACCTTCATCGAGTCGGCGTGTGTCCCGATGGGGAAAGCGCGGTTTGTCAAGGAGTTTGAGACCGTCTTTTTCCAGGACCGCCCACTCGAGCAGCGCAGGCAAGTCCTTTCGGACGCCTACGACATGATGAGCCCGCCCGAGAAGGAGGGAAAGAAAAAGAAGTCCGCCTCGAAAGAGGACATCAAGTAACCAGCGGGCGGTGTGATTGATTTTACACCGCCCGTTTTCATTGGAACACTGGAACGCTATGGCAACACTGGATGAGACATACGAGGCCGTCAAGCGATGGGTCGACGGTTTTGACGGCAAGTGCATGGAGTGCATGGAGCGCAACCAGGGCGTGTTCGTGCACCTGGTCACCGAGCAGATGTACAGCGGTCTTCGCGGCGACGGGACGTACATCACCCCGTCGTATGACGATGACCCGTTCTTCGAGGAACCCGGCATGTGGTACCACGACAGTGAGGGCTACAAGGCATGGAAGGGCGCCATCACGCCGCCCATATCCAGTAGCCTGTTGGGACTGCCTCCGCGTCCGTATGACGTACCGAACCTGTTCATCAACGGCAAGTTCTACAGCGAGATTTACACCGTCAGCGGCGACAGGCAGATTGAGCTGCGTGTCGATGAGAGCGGTGACGGACCGAGCATCATCGGCAAATACGGCGATGCGCTGTTTGACCTGGTTGGCGTGTCCGTGCAATACTTCAACGAGGAGTACCTGCTGCCCCATCTGCAGGACTTCTATAATGACTGCGGATTATGAGTTGCGGTTGCGAGAACAAGAAAAAGGCGAGCGACCTGGAGCGTATGCGCTCGCTGGCCAAGAAAGCCGCCGTGCTGAGCGGGTGCATCATGGAGCTGCGCAAGCGCGGTGACGGGACATACACGTTCAACTGCCGCGGCACAGGCGGCAGCGGTGAGATAATCGAGTACATTCACTATTTATAGAATAACATCATTATGGGAATCAGGATAGATGACCTTGTCGCCCCAGAGGCGAAAACGGAACTGACCAACTTCTTGGCCACCATGGAGAGTGTCAAGAACAGGTATGTGGAGATTTGCCGTGAGATGGTTGCCGGTATCAGCATCAAGGTGACCGTCATCGGCGACGTGGACAAGCTGGACAACCTTGTCAGGGTGCAGTCCCGTGAGCTGGTGAAGGCGAGCAGCCAGATGCAGGGTGCCGCCACGAGGCTCAACGGAGCCATCGCCAACACCACCAACACCATCTCGCGCCAGCTGGCCGAGCAGGAGAAGATCAACCGCCAGTACCGTGAGGCGGCCACTGTCACCAACAGCTGGAAACAGGCTACAGACGCCCAGCTTGGCACGATGCAGTCCAACATGTCGCTGCTTGTGTCGAACGAACAGGCCATGAAGGGGCTGAAGGAACAGATGAAAGAGGTGGAGAAGCAGGAGGGCAGCAGTGCCATCAGCCATGAGCAGGCGCTGACCAAGCTCGCCGACCTCAAGCAACAGTACACCGAGCTGAAAATCGCCAACCAGGAACTGCAGAAGGTCATCAACAACGAGGAGAAGGCCAACCAGGCCACCGAGGGCAGCTACAAGCAGCTGTCGTTGGAACTGGAGCGCATGAAGATGGCCTACAAGGACATGAGCGAGACGCAGAAGCAGAGCGCGGCCGGTCAGGAACTGCTGGCCAATATCTCCGTGCTTGACGCCCATCTCAAGGATTTGGCCGCCGACATGGGCGAGTTCCAGCGTAACGTGGGCAACTATGCCATTGCCGCCCACGCTGGCGTGAAGGACACCAACGCCCTGCACCAGGCACTCACCACTGAGGCCAGGAGCGCCAAGGAGGCCGCAGAGCAGAACGTCATCCTGCGTGACGCGCTGGAGCGCATCAAGGCCACAACACCCAACGCCAGAGACCAGATAGACCAGCTCACCAAGAAGATTGAGCAGAACGAGAAAGTCATGCACGAGAACCAAAAGGCCAGCACTGGACTCGTTGATCAGATGATGAGGATGGCAGGTATCAATTCCAACCTCGGCAGCTCGTTCACGTCACTTGCGGCCAACGCCTCAAACGGAGGGAATGTACTCACTGGCTTGACAACAAAAGTCAAGGCATTCGGCCAGACAGCGTTAGGATTGCTGTCTAATCCGTATATGCTCGCTTTCCTCGGCATCGCTGGTGTGGCCGCCGGATTCAAATGGTGGTATGACTACAACAAGGGACTTATCGAGGCGAGCCGACAGACCAAGTTCTTTACCGGATTGACTGGAGATGCCATGTCCGCCGTGCGAGACAAGGTGCAGGCCGTGGCCGATACCTACGGCAAGGACTTCATCACCACACTCAAGGCCGCGACGTCCATCAGCCACAACATGGGCGTGACCGTTGACGAGGCCCTGGACCTCATCAACAAGGGATTTGCCGCTGGTGGCGTGAACAGTGAACAGTACCTCAACATCCTGCAACGCTTTGCCCCCACGATGGAGAAGATGGGCTTGTCCGCTGACCAGTTCGTCGCCTTTGCCGGGCAGATCGAGAAAGCGGGAGCCGACACCAACAAGTCCATGACTGCGATGGGTAAAGCATCCATGCAGCTACGCACCATGAACCTTGGCACTGCGCAAAGCCTCAAGGCCATCGGCATTGATGCAACGCAGATGTCAGAGGACATCCAGAAGGGAAGGAAGAGCGTTGTCGAAGCCATGCAGGATATTGCCCAAAAGCTGCAAGAGACAGGCACCAACAGTCGTGAGGCTGCCGCTGTGATGAAGGACTTGTTCGGTGCCCGTGGCGAGAGCCAGATTGGCACGGAGTTCATCTCGTTCCTGGCTAATGCCAAGACGGGCACTGAGGAACTGTTGGGAGCCGAGGACAGCCTGCAACGCCTCAAGGTCAAGGAGGTCGAAACGCAGACCGAGTTAAACAATGTCGTTGCCTCCCTGTTCGAGATGGGCAACGGCGGTTTCTCCAGGATGACCACCAATGCCAAGATTTGGATCAAGCAGGGCCTAATCAACGCTATCAAGTGGGTAGTCAACCTCATCAACTACTTCATCGACTGGTACAACGAGAGCATGCTTGTGCGTGCCGCCATCGCCAACATCTTCACCACCATCAAGGTCGGATGGGAGGTGTTGAAGACCGCGTTCAACCTCATCATTGACGCTGTCAAGAATGTCGGCCGACAGATGAGGGGATTGGGAGACATCATCCAAGGCGTGATGACTTTCGACGTCGACAAGATAAAGCAGGGCTGGAACGAGATAACGTCCAGTGTCGGCAAGTATGTCCGTGAGAGCCTCGGCGACATCAGGAGCGCAGGTGCTAACATGGGCCAGGCATTCGCCGATGGTTTCAACCAGACTGCAAGAGGCCACCTCAATTTTCTAAACACCGACAGGTTGGGCAATACTGAGATTGACGACGGCTATGGAGGCGGCAACGGTTCGGGTGGTGTCGTCACTTCCCCGACCCATGCCAAGGATCCAGCCGCTGAAGCCGCCAGGAAGGCGGCAGCGAAAGCCGCCGAGAAGCAGCGCCAGCAAGACCTCAAGGCCGAGGAGGCCAACCTTGAGGCCATGCTCGAACTCGAAAAGAACTACCACAAGAAAGAGATGCTGCAGATTGAGTTGCAGTGGACCAAGAAAATCAACGCCATCAAGGGTAATGGCGAGAAAGAGCGCCTTGCTCGCGCCAACCTGCAAAAAGCGATGCTGGCGGCATTGTATGAGGCCGAGTACAACTACGAGAGGTCAAGGATTGACACCAACCTCGCCAACCGTATCGCCTCCCTCAAGGAAGGCAGCGAGGAAGAGTACAGGCTGAAACTTGAGCAGCTCAAGAGGCAGCGTGAGGCCGAGTTGCGTGAAGCCGAACGCACGGATGCCGACGTCGCCCTCATCAATGCCAAGTACGACAAGCAGGAACGAGAGCTGCTGGAGGCTCAAATCAAGAACCGCATCGACAAACTGCAAGAAGCGGCCACCACTGAGCAGGTCATCCGCGACAACGCCCTCAAAGAGCAACTGGCCATCCTCAACACACAGATGGCCGAGGAACTGCGCCTCGCTGGCAACAA